GGGCGGTGTTGTCGAGACAGCGCACCATGCGCGGGACCGGGTTCTTGCGGAACCATGTATTGACGTTCGCCGCCAAGAGGCGCGGATCGTCGGCGAGCATCCGGTTGTAATAGGCGCGGGGAATTTCAGTGTGCGATGCGATCTGATCGTGGGCGATCTTGTTGATCCCCACCACTTTGTCCCCACCTGCGATCACAAGGTCGAGGCTCTCGATCATCTCGATGTCTCTGGTCGAGACGACGAAGTCATCTTTCGCCTTGGCCCGTCGCTCGATCTCGACGGCCAATTGGGTCAGGGTCAGTCCGGTTCTCATGTGCTTGCTCCGATATAGCAGCGGGCCAATCCCGCTAATTCTGGTTGTATGCCCGGACCTTCCCGTTGGCAAGGGCCACTTGCCATCCGGCTGAAGAACGGCGATAGGTAGTCCCCATGGAAAAAAGCGAGGAAAAATATGTCGGCGCAACTCACCGACCTCGACAAGACAATGACGAAGATAAGAACGACACGCGGTCTCCCGACCGAAGTGGCGAGGGCGTGCGGGGTGCATCGGGCGGCGGTGTATCAGTGGAAGCGGGTGCCGCCGCAATGGGTGAACACGGTATCGAAGCTCCTGAACATCCCGCCGGAAAGGATCAGGCCCGACATCTTCAAGCGCCGCCGCGCCTGACATGGACCGCCGCCGACGACGCCATGCTCAAGAGGTTGTGGGATCGTGGCGGCTCGCTCACGTCGGTCGCGGCGGCGATGACGAAGGCGCTGGGCGTCAAGGTGACGCGCGGCGCGGTCAGCGGGCGGCGGATGCGGCTTGGAATGGCGCACGCGCGCCGGTTCACCGAACCGAGGAGGCCGCGAACGGTGCGCCTCGTTAAGACCGTCCGACCGCCGCAGGACCGGCCCGGCGAGGTCGAGTATCTCGATCTCCCGGCGGACGGCTGCAAGGCGGTGCTGGACAAGCGCGGCGAATATGGGCTGCGGATGTGCTGCGGTCGATTGCGCGCGCTCACCGACAAGGGCAGTCTGTCGCCGTACTGCGACATCCACACCGAGGCGTACAGGACGCCGCAACCCCAGCAGAGGAAGCCAGATGGCAAAGGCAGCGAAGTCCGGAAATATTGAAGTCACCCCGCGTCTGGTCAACAGCGTTATCAGGGACGTGCTGGACAAGTTCGACGTGATCGAGAGCGCGCGCGGCACCTACATGAACGCGGCCCGCCGTCAGCGCGATGCGATCAGCACGATATACGAGCGCGCGGCGCAGCAGGGCATCCCGCAAAAGGTGATGAAGCTGCAAATCAAAATCGAGCAGACCCAAGCGAAGCTGGCGGGGCTGATCACCGAGCTTGAGGCGGAGGAGCGGGCGATGCTGGAAAAGGTGGTGCGCGCGCACGGCGTGCCGACGCAGATGGCGCTATTCCCCGACATGCCATCCGGGGTGAAGCCGAAGCGCGGCGGGCGCAAGCCGAAGGCGCAAGTCGCCGAGGATACGATGGGCGAGCCGGTCGGGGCGGCCTGATGGCGAAGAAGGCGGCCCCGAAGATCGACAGGCACGACGTGCTGGGCTGTCTGCTCACCGACTACGGCCTCGAAGCCATCACCCGCACAGACTTCGAGGCGCAGATGGCGCACCACAAGTTCACGCAGGCGGATGTGGACGAATGGTGCGCCGAGAACCACCGAAGGAGCGAGCATGAGCGAGAAGGCAAAAATCGGCCCGCACGAACAGCAGTTGCGGAACCTGCGCGAGGCGCAGGCCGCGCGAGCGGGATTAAAGTCCGGCAAACTCAAAGTGAAGGGGGTCGGCGGCAAGCTGGTGACGATCAAGGCGAGCAAGCGCGGTAAATGATCCACCCCGGCGCTGTCGGCTACGAGGGCAACGCGCTGGTTCATCATTGCCATTGCGGCAAGTGGGGCGCGTTCGGTTACGACGTGTCGCTGCGCGAGGGCAGATTGGGCACATGGTATTGCGGCGCGCATCGGCCAGAGAAGCCGACCGGCGAGCAGGCACCCGTCATCGTCAGGCTATCCGAGGCGTGGCTGGCGAAGGCTATCGAGATCGGCAAGGCGAAGTTCGCCTATGCGAAGGCGAGCGGGCACGTCCACTATGGCAACCTGACCGAGAACCCGGAGACTTTCGACATCGTGGGCGCGGTTGGCGAGTGCGGGGTCGCCAAGCACTATCGGCTCAAGTGGACCCCGAAGATCGGATACGTCGCGGGCGAGATCGACGTGGGCGGATGCGTCGAGGTGCGCGCCACGCCGGTCCCCGGCACCGGCACCAACCTTGGCATCAAGCCGGGGGATCGCGACCACCTGCCTTATGTGCTGGCGCTCGTCCACCTTGACGACTACCGCATCGAATTGCGCGGCTGGCTATGGGGCCGCGAGGGCAAGGGCAATCCCGACATCTGGTACGAGAAAGGCGGGTGCTGGTACAATCGCCCGCCCTATCGCCCATTGCATGAACTTGAAGCCGAACTGCCGAGGCTGTTGGCGGCGGTGCAATCGTGAAGTTCACCGGCAACGTCCTCGCGCTCGACCTCGCGACCACCACCGGCTGGGCCTACGGTCCTCCGGGCGCGGCACCAGAGTTCGGCCACCTGCGCTTCGGCAAGCCCGGAACATCGCGGCCCGTGATCTATCGCGCCTTCCGGGCGTGGCTCGAAGATACGTGGAACGTGCGCGACGAGCAGCCCGCATTGATCGTGTACGAGTGCCCTGCGGTGCCCTCGTTCATGCACGGGGACACCAATGTCGAGACGACCAAGCTCCTATTCGGGCTGGCCGAGCATCTTGAGGAATGGGCCTACAACGTGGTCGAGTTGCGCGAGGCCACGGTCAGTCAGGTGCGCTCGCATTTCATCGGGCGAAATTTCAAGGCGAAGATCGCCAAGCCGATGACGGTCGAGCGCTGTCGGCAGATCGGCTGGCCGGTCGAGACGGATGACGAGGCGGATGCGTGCGCCTTGTGGGACTACCAGATGAGCTTCTTGCGGCCCGACCTTGCGTTCCGCACCACGCCGCTATTCGGCGCGCGCTAGTTCGCCCGTGGTGGGGCCTGTCGCGGCCACTGGTGCCCGAGCGGCCTCCGCGCGGGCAAGAGCCGCCTCCGCTTCCGCAATGCGCGGGCGCAGGTATTCTAAGGCTTCGGTCAGGCGAAGGAGGTCGCGCGCATCCGGCTCCCGCAGCCATCCCGCCCAATAGGGGTCGCTGAAATTGATCGGGGTGCTTGAGCTTGCCATCGTCGCCTCGTAGTCGCGCCATTGGCGGGCGATGGTGCGGAACTTGGACGCGAGAGCGCCGAAGGCCGCCGTTGCTTGCTGGGCGGCGGTCTGCGTGCGGACGTGGCCGTGGATCATCGTGAACTCGGCGGCGGTGCCGGTGAACTCAGGGTCGATCTCCTGCCGGGATAGGATGCGGCCCGATGGGGCGGCGGGTGCAACCACTGGTTCGCGAGGCGGCGCACGGCGCGGGCGGGTGGTGGCGGGGGTCGGAGCGGCGCGGCTTCGGCTGGGCGACTGCTCGACCAAGCCGAGGCGGTCCCGCAGCGCCGTCTTGACCATTCCCGGCGTGAACATGCGGTCGGCTCGATTGGCGACCGCCTCTGGAAACTCGGCAGTGATCATCGCCGCAAGCCGCGCAGGGTGGTTGCCGATCTGGTGGAACAACGCAGTAAGTCTTGCGTCGATAGCGGCAGTCCACGGGCCGTTCGCAGTAGAGCGCGCGTTGCGCGGTATCATTCTCATATCGGTAGGATAATGATACCGCGCTTCGCCCCAAATGATCTGGTAAGAAATACTTTGCGATGCTTCGAGAGCCGCGCGCGCAAGCGATGGATCGCGCCCGATATTCATCAACGCTGCACGGTCGGTCGCGTTGAGGTGATCGTGGTGATTGTCCCGAAGCCACGCGCCGAAGGCGGGGTTGCCCATGCGCTCGCGGCCTTCAAGCAGGGCGGCGGCAAGCTCCAGCGAGCCTTCGATCCACTCCGCACGGCCCTCAGTCTGTTTCCGCAGGCCGCGCTGGGCGCGCTCGTAGGCGGCGTCGATCCGCGCGCCAATGGCGGCGGTTGCGTCGGGCACCATCGGCACGACATTGGAATTGTCTGGCATGATCCTCTCCCGTGGAAAAAAGAGGGGCGGGCCTTCGCGACCCGCCCCAAGTTTTTACTCCGCAGCTTGCGCAGCAGGCCCCGCGCCAACGATGGCCGGGAACGCTTCGTTTTGCGGGTTCCACCACCAGCGGCGACCCAAGGTCTGCTGGAGATGCCAAGCATTGAAGGCTTGGATCATGTAGGCGGTCATCACCGACCGCTTCATCTTCTTCGCCGCGCGGTTGTTGTCGTCCATCTTCTTGCGGAAGGCCGCAATCGGATGGTCCGTCGCGCGGGCCGTCTCGCCATCGAGAATGTCCTCGATGAACTCGTCGGCCAAGGCGTCGTCATGCTCGTCGGTGATCCGCATACCGACGTAGGCCACCACCTCCTTGCGACCGTCGAGGTAGTCGACCGCATCGGCCCAATCGGAGGCCGCCGAGCGCGATGCCGCCAGCACGTTCGGGTAGGTCTGCACCAGCCGGATCAAGTGAGCCGGGGTGATGCGGGCCAGCCGAGTGGCTCCGGTCGGGCTGTACAAGCCCACCCGGATCTCCTCCGCGAAGCGCAAGACCTTCGCGATGGTGGGCGACACACCGTTGAAGCCAGCGGTGCGCAAAGCATCCGCCCCGGTGCGCGCCTTGCTATTGTCGATGAACGCGAACATATCGCTGCGCGCTTCGACATCCGTCACCACGAACGACTTGAACGTTTCGCCAGACACCAGCCCCGCATACAAGCGATGCTGGGCGTCGAGCAGTCCGCCCTCGACGTTGAGGATGATCGGCTGGCCCGTGGCCCGCCATTCACCCTCTTTCATCTGGATGGCGTAGTAGACCACCGTCGCCGCATCGAGCGAACGGTTCGCGCCGCGATAGTTGCGCCGCAAGAGGTTCACCGCGATGGCGGGGGTGATGTCGTGCCAGCCCGTGTTGACCGGCAGCGGGCCGGGGTCGGGGTTGGCGCGCATCGCCTCCTCGAAGGTCTTGCTGATCGCAAGAATTTCCTTCGGCTTCGGATTGTTCAGGTCGATGGTGAGGGTAGAGGGATCGTCGAGATTGTAGGCCGGGGCCTGCAATACCGACGCAGTCGCAGTTGCAGTCATTACCTTGCTCCTTATCAACGCAGGGTGCCGGATTGGCGGTCTGCGTGGGTCGGGAGGTGGCGCATTCCGTGGGAAATGGCAAGCCCCATGTAAGTCATTCTTATCGTCGCGAAGATCGTCTTATCATCGGGGGAAAAACGGCGCGCGGCCCCAGCCGACGCGGCGCGGAAAGTCAATGGTGTTGACCCATCGCTGGGGATAACTCGACGGGGACAACTCAACGAGTAGTGGGTCCGGTGCGCGCGAGCCACTAGGCGTTGGACAAGAGAAAAATTTATGACCGATTGGTGACGCGGCGCTTGCCAAATCAGGAGCGGCGGGCGCAGTCTTCAAAACGGCGATGGCCCCAGCGGTGTAAGCCGAGGGGCCATCTGATCCGGTACTCGACGGTGCGTGCAGACCGAGCGGGACTAGCACTAGAAATAGTCCCGCTTTTACGCACCGTCAAGCCCGCAGGATCGCACGTGGGACTGAGGGCTTGCCCTGATCTGACACGCGAGCCGGAAAATTTCAGATCGGGAGGCGCGACGGCCAGCGCATCCGGTCCCCTACCGCCACCAAGTCTTCTCGAACCGCCATCCGGCGGAACGAGAACCCATGCCCGACGAGGGGTGGGCATTGGATGGGGAGGGGGACTGGAAGGGAGGAGGAAGAGGCAGTTCAGGAAAGAGGAACTTATCTACTTACTTACAAACATAGCAACTCACTTAGAACATTAGCAGATGCGCGAGGGCGAAAATGGCAAATCGACGCAGCGCAGACGGGGCGGAATTGAAACTCACGGTCTGGTTCGACAAGGCAGGCCGCAAGCATTGGAAGCATCGGTGGGTTGGCGGCGCTCCGCTGCCGCCGGGGAAGCAACGCGCGGCGGGGACCAACTCGCGCGCCAATGGAACGAACCCAAGGGCGAAGGGCACCAATCCGCGCGCGCTCGAATGACAGACACCATCGTAGCGGCGGAGGGGCGATGGCGGGAGATATTGCCCGCGCTGGGCGTGCCCATCAAAGTCCTGAACGGCCAGCACCAAGCCTGCCCGTCATGCGGCGGCAAGGATCGGTTCCGCTTCACCGACGTGCGCGGCCAAGGGGATTATTTCTGCTCGCAGTGTGGCGCGGGGAGGGGGCTGAAACTTCTGTGCCTTCTCAACGGCTGGGACTTCAAGCGGGCGATGACCGAGGTCGATGGGGTGCTGGGCAACCTGCCGCCGCCCAAGCGCCGCCGCGAGTGGGTGCCCGCCCGCGCCGCCTTGCGCGATCTCTACCAAGCCTCGCTGCCGGTCGCCGATGGCGACCCGGTGGCCCGCTATATGGCGGGGCGGGGCATCGACATCATGGCCCTCGCGCCGAAATCGTTGCGGTTCCATCCTGATCTGAAACACCGTTCTGGCGGGCGACATCCGGGGATGCTCGCGGTCTATTCGGACGCCAGCGGCAAGGGGGCGACGATCCATCGCACCTACCTGACCGCCGATGGGCGCAAGGCTGCGCTCATGCCGGTGCGGATGTTCTGGCCCGGATCAATCCCGGCGGGCGGCGCGATCCGCCTCGCCCCGGCGTCGACGACGATGGGCGTGGCCGAGGGCATCGAGACGGCGCTGGCGGCGATGGCGCGCTTCGGTCATCCGGTGTGGGCGACGACATCCGAGGTCTTGCTGCAACGATGGCGACCGCCGTTGGGGACCAAGCGGGTGATCGTCTATGGCGACAACGATCTGAATTTCGTCGGCCAGCAGGCGGCTCTTACGCTGGCGCGCAGGCTTGCGCTTGAGGCCCAAAAAGATAAGGTTGACTTGCAGGTCGAAGTGCGCGTCCCTGATAAGGCGGGCACGGATTGGGCGGATAGGGAGGCGTGATGGAGCCGTATGTCTGCGGGATGTGCCGCGCCGAGAGCTACTCCACGCACGACAAGGCGCACCGCTATTGCGGGCGCTGCCATCGCTTCGAGGACGATCTCTACATCATCCGGCCAAACCGCATGTCGGCGCGCGAGCAGGCGCGGATCGAGGAAATGCTCAAGGGCAGCCGATCGTCATCGGGCCTTGCGCCCGAAGCGCAATGGGTCCGCGAGCATCCGCATGGAGAGAAGTCATGAAAGAGCATGTTCGCTTCGCGGTGGGCTGCGACAGCACGGTCGATTTGTTGATGCAAGTGGCCCGCGAGCAAGGACGGCAAGAGGAGCGCACCCGCATGATCGAGCGTCCGCTGCATTGGCCCGAGGCGCTGACCAATCTCATCGACGCCCTGCGCGACTTCATCGAGAGCGACAGCGAGATGGGCGCGACGTTGCTCGCGGCGGGCAGCATCGCCCAGCGCGACTATGACGTGGGGATGAGGAAGATCGGCGGCCTCAAGGCGCTGCTGGCCGAGCTTGAGGATCATGCGCCCGACCCGTCGCTCGACGGGCTGCGCTGGCATGGCGGGGAGCCGGTCGATGTCTGACTACGCCGACCACATGGACGCGCTGGCGAACTCAATCGCGGCGCTGCGCATCCATGAAGTCGAGGAGGCCTTCGCCAAGGCCGAGGAATTGATGCTGAACGATCCGAGTGTGACCGCAGCGGAGTGGGCCGCGTTCGAAGCGAAGCGGGCGAAAAAGGACGAGGTGGTGGCCTTGTTCATGCGGCGCATGGAGGTGGCGGGCAATGCGTGAGTTGATCGACGGCAAACACAACGCTGACGCGCTGGCCGCCTACAAAATTGAAGCCGCCATAGAGAAGGCAGACAGGCTGATCCGTGGCGATCCGACCTTAAGCACGACGGCGAGAACCAGCTACGAAACGGAAAGAGCGGAAGCAATGGAAGTGCTGTCGGCACTCAAGCAGCGCATGGGAGGCCGCGCCAATGCGCTTTGAGCTCAGGACCGATCAGCACGAAGTCATTGGCGCGTTGCGGAGCGCAGTCGCGGAGCGGAAGCGGCGCATATGTATGCAGGCCCCGACCGGCATCGGCAAGACGGTCATTGCGTCGGCCATCACGGAGAGCGCGCGGGCCAAGGGCAAGAAGGTTCTGTTCACCGTGCCTGCGATCAGCTTGGTCGATCAGACGGTGCAGATGTTCTATTCGCAGGGCATCTATGACGTCGGGGTGATCCAAGCCTCGCATCACATGACCGATTGGTCGAAGCCGGTGCAGGTGGCGTCGATCCAGACGCTGATGAAGCGCGAACTGCCGCAGGCCGACATCGTGCTGCTCGATGAGGTCCACAAATGGTTCTCTTTTTACGAGAAGTGGCTCTCCAAGGATCACATGCCCGCATGGGCGAACGTGCCGATGATCGGATTGAGCGCCACGCCGTGGACCAAGGGGCTGGGGTCTTGGTTCGACCATTTCTATCGCGCGGCGACGACGCAGGAAATGATCGACGCGGGCCACCTGTCGCCCTTCGAGGTCTACGCGCCCGATCACCCGGAACTGGACGACATCAAGACGGTTGGCGGCGACTATCATGAGGGGCAGCTATCGGAGCGCATGTCGCAACCGAAGCTGGTGGGCGATGCGGTCAAGACGTGGCAGGAATTGTGGGGCCGCGACAAGACGCTGTGCTATGCGGTTGATCGGGCGCACGCCCGGCACTTGCAGGAGAAGTTCGAAGCGGCGGGCGTGCCATGCGCCTATCAGGACGCCTTCACCAAGGACGACGAGCGGGCGCGGATCAAGTCTGCGTTCCATTCGGGCGAGGTTAAGGTGGTGGTCAATATCGGCACCTTGACGGTCGGCATTGATTGGGATGTGCGCTGCATCTCGATGAACCGTCCGACCAAGAGCGACATGCTGTTCGTGCAGATCGTCGGGCGCGGATTGCGCCTTGCGCCTCCCGGCTCCGAGCCGAAGGACCATTGCCTGATCCTCGATCATTCGGACAACCACAACCGGCTGGGCAAGGTGACGGACATCGACGTGAGCTATGTCGGCCTGCATGACGGCAAGACGCCCGCGCACTCGAACCGCACCGAGGCGATCCGCCTGCCGAAGGATTGCCCGTCATGCCACTATCTCAAGCCGCCCCGGATGGCGGTGTGCCCCATGTGCGGGTTCAAGGCCGAGGTTCAATGCACCGTGCTGGTTGAGGCGGGCGAGCTTCGCATTCTCAAGCCGAAGCCGAAGAAGGCCAAGGTCGCGGGCGAGCCGGTGACGCATCAGGACAAGCTGGTGTTCTATGCCGAGCTGCGCGGCCACGAGCTCATGCGCGGCTATAGGACCGGCTGGGCGGCGAACCAGTACCGCGAGCGGATCGGGACGTGGCCCGCGCACGACATGAAACACGTCCAGCCGATCAATCCCGGCAAGGCGACGGCAAGCTGGATCAAGAGCCGGATGATCGCGTTCGTGCGCGGCAAGGCGAAGGCCGCCCCGATCATCGGCACGGGCGGCAGCGAGGCGCATCCGCTCAAGGTTGCGTTCGGGCCGGAAAGATAAGATAAGGGCGGGAGCGGAGCCGCTGAATGAGCCACACCTGTCATTGGCCGGGATGTCCAATCGAGACGCCGCCCCGAATGTGGGGGTGCCGCGCGCACTGGTATCAGTTGCCGCAGCGTCTTCGCAATCGCATCTGGGCCGCCTATGTTCCGGGGCAGGAGATCAGCAAGACGCCTTCGCCCGCCTACATCGACGCCGCGAAGGCGGTGCAGCAGTGGATCGCGGAGCAGGGCGATGGGTGAAGTGGTCGTCACGCTCAATGAGCAGATTGACGAACTCAAGCGCGAATTGAAGCAGCGCGAGCGCGTCTATCCCCGGCTGGTCGCGCAGGGCAAGTTGCGGCAGGCGATTGCCGATTATCAGGTGGCCCGGATGCAGGCGGCGCTGGCGACGGTCGAGCGGGTCAAGCGGCTGGATGACGCACTGGTCGGGATGGCTGAACCGAGGGTCGTGCAATGATCGCAATCGAGCAGGGGCTGGTCAGCGTCACGCACGACATGGCCGAGAACACGATGACCTTCCGCTACGAACCCGGCACGCCTTACATGGTGAACGAGTGCATCGCATGGGCGGGCAATGCACGCGAGGTGGCGATCTATGTCGGGCCGAGGATCGCGCACCGCTATCGGCGGACATCCCCGGCGATGTGGACCGACGCGATCAGCGCCTATGTCGACGACGCCTTCGAGCCGCGCGCCTGCGACCGTTGCGGCAAGACGTATCAGGGGCCAGCCGTCTACTGCTCGCTTGAATGCGCGGTGGCGGACGCATGAGATCGGGCCGCGCGCATGTCTGCTTGCTCCGCATCTGCGCGCCAACCGAGGAGGGGGCGGCGGTGCCGCAATCGTCGCCCCTTCCATATCCACCAAGGAGGCGACCATGGACGTGCAGCCCATCGAGATCGAACGCGGCAAGGCGCTGGAACTGTATCGCGCCTACAAGACGCACCAGCACTACAGCCAGCCCATCGACCGTGAAGTCCAGCGCGCCTATCAACTCATCGCGCAGGGCAAGGTCATCATCAACGCGGGCCGCGCGATTGTCGAAGCAGGATTGAACGCGGAAGGGTTGCCGAAGCTCGCCATCGTGCGGGCCGACGCGCCGGTCTGCATCTTGCGCTGGGATCGCGACGAGGCGCATTTCCACGACGGGCGCGGATGGCGCAGCCGGAAGATCGCGGTCCCGTGGCCGGGGTTCAAGACGCCGCCGGGGCGATGGTCGTTCGAGGCGCAGACGCCGCTCGTCCCAATCCATCTGCGACCCAAGCGCGGGATCGAGAACTATCACATCCTGTTTGAGGCCGAATGGTCGCGCAAGCCGCCGGTCGATCCGCTGCTGCTGCGGCGCATCGGGCGCAGCGACATGTGGGTGGTCGTGGCTGCGTGGGATTTGACGCCCGTGGAATTGGCGGCCCTATCCGCGCGCCTCCATGCGTGAGCAGTGAAATGTTCAAGGTCGAGATCGGCTATCTGAACGCGGAGCAGGTGGCGCGCAGCCTTGGCGCGGCGGCGGATCAAGTGCCCTATGCGCTGGCGCTGGCGTTGAACAGGTCGGCGGAGGTGACGCGCAACCTCCTGATCCGGCAGACATGGCCGGGAGCCGTGCACGCTCGCAATTCGTCGTTCATCGCCGCATCGCTGACCACACGGGACAGCCGCGCCTCGAAGTCGTCGCTATCGGTGGAGATTTACGACAAGCTGGACAGGGGCAATCTGCAGATGCAGGCGAGGGGCGGAATGAAGACGCCGCTGCGTGGGTCGAACCTCGCCATCCCGGCGTCGGACGTGCCGCGCGGCCCGCATGGCGTGCCGAAGCGACTGAAGCCCGCCAACCTTGTCAACTCGTTCCGCAAGCAGGGGAAGCTCTACACCCGCGACGGCAAGGGCAGGCTCAAGCTGGTCTACACGCTCAAGCCGCAAACCCGCATCCCCAAGCGCGTGCCCTTCTATGAGGACTTCGAGGCCTCCATGCGCCGTGAGTTGCTCCGCACCCTCCCATTGGCGGTCGAAAAGGCGATGAGGACGCGCCGCTAATGGGCCATGGGCGGCCATCGCGGGCCGGGGAGCTAGGGCAGGCCCATCCCAAGCGGAAGGCCGCCAGTGCCCATCCACAAGGTACTATGGGGGCCATGGAACGATGCGGGGACGGCGCGGCGGCATCCCCTAAAAGTATCTCGGGGACTGTAAAACCGGCTTGGCTTGCGGCGGAAACATGGAAACGACCGAGCAAAACCTTGAAATTGCGACGATAATCGGCGGCAGCGGGCCGCTGGAGGGCCGCCCGATTGCGGAATTGCGGCCCTATGCGCGCAATTCGCGCACTCATACGGCGGAGCAGGTGCTGGAAATTGCGGGGTCGATGCGCGAGTTCGGCTGGACGATGCCGGTGCTGATCGACCCCTCCGGGGAGATTGTGGCGGGCCATGGGCGGGTGCGGGCCGCCGATTTGATCTATGCCGGGGAGGACGGGCGTCCGCCGGGGGTGATCCGAATGGTGACGGGCGAGGACATCCCGGCGGGGATGATCCCGGTGCTGGTGGCGCGCGGATGGACGGACGCGCAGAAGCGGGCCTACGTGATCGCGGACAATCGGATCGCGGAGAACGCGGGCTGGGACGCGGAGACGTTGCGGCTCGAATTGAGCGACCTGTACGATCAGGGCTTCGCGCTGGGCACGCTGGGCTTCGACGAGAAAGACCTGCGCGAGATGGCGATAGGGGTCGAGGCGCTGGGGGCGCTGCCCGATCTGGCGACGGGGGCGCGGTCGGACTTCCGCGAGATGACGTTCCTCCTGCTGTCGCATCAGGCCGACATGGTGGCCGAGGCGATCCGGGTGGCGGGGCTGGCGCTGGGGCCGCCATCGGAGGCGAACGCCAACAAGAACCAGAACGGCAACGCGCTGGCGGAACTGGCGCGGGCCTATCTGGCGGAGCGGTAGGGTGCAGCAGGAGCTGGTGAAATACGTCGCGTGGATGCTGGCGAAGATCGCGCTTGAGGGCGAGGGGATCGTCGGCGACCGGGACGCGGAGACGCGATTGACCGAGGTGATCTTGGATGCGGTGCAGACTTGGCTCGATGTCGGGGAGCAGGCGCAATGAGCGACCAGCAGGAAGCGGAGCGGGAGGCGGTGAAGGCGCTTCGCGCCGCCATCGCCGCGCTGTCAGCGAAAATTGACTTGGTTCAGGCGATGGTCGAGGCGAACGGCAAGAAGCTCGACAAGATTGGGCTGGCTTTGGGGATCAGGAATTGAGCTTTGTGCTGGAGCCGCGCCCCGGCTTCGATTGGGCGAAGGTGAATTGGGGCCGCCCGGACAGCCCGCCATCGGCGCTCTGCTCGTATTGCTCCGCCGTGATCCCGGAGGACAGCGTGCCGCTGATCATGTGGCAGGCCGATGGACATGCGGCGCAATTCTGCGACGAGTGTCAGGCGAAGTGGTGGGGGATGCGATGACAGTGGTGGCGGTCCTGCAATGGTGGCGCGCGCGGCGGCGGCGCGGGCATGAGATGGAGCGGCGGCGGGCCGAGGCGCTGGTCGAGGTCGAGCGGCGCGGCATGATGGGCGGCAGGCCGCATGAGCTTCGCATCCGGCCCGCCCCGACGCGCCAGCGGTTGCCGCCCGCCGCGCCTTTGGCGATTGAGCATGAGGAGGGGGAGCCTCTGTGAGCGCAATGACCAATGGGCCAGCACGAACCGACGTGCTTCAAACTGTAGGGGCGACTGCAAGCGTCCGGCCCGCCGCCGCGAAGGACATCCGCATCGCGCCCATCGAGAAGCGCGATGCGGACGCCTTGGTGCGGCGCATCCACTATTCGGGCAAGTTCGTGCGCAACTCGCAATTGTCGCTGGGCGTGTTCCTGAACGGGCGGCTTGAGGGGGCCATGCAGTTCGGCCCGTCGCTCGACAAGTCGAACGTGGTCGGTCTGGTGCGCGACACCGGCTGGAACGCCTTTCTCGAATTAAACCGGATGGCGTTCTCGGACGTGCTGCCGCGCAATTCGGAGAGCCGCGCCTTGGGGATCGCGCTCAGGATGATCCGCAAGGCGTATCCGCACATCGAGTGGGTGGTGTCGTTCGCGGACGCCTGCCAGTGCGGCGACGGCACGATCTATCGGGCGTCGGGCTTCGTCCTGACGAAGATCAAGGTCAACAAGGACGTGCTGCGCTTCGCGGACGGCACCATCGGGCACAAGATGTCGCAAGTCACGGGCAAGGATCGCTTCGCCCATTTCTCGAAGAACGGCGGCCTGTGGTCGAGTGCGGGCGAGCCGTTGCCGGGGTTCATGCTGCGCTATATCTATTTCCTCAATCCGGCGGCGCGCGCCCGCCTCGCCGTGCCCGAGGTTCCGTTCTCGGAAATTGCGGCGCGCGGGGCCGGAATGTATAAGGGCGAACCGATTGCGCGTGGGAAGCAGGCAGCGGCGGGACACCCTCCCGAGCGGCGGTGAGGCAGCATCAACCCCCACGCTCCAACCGGGATCAGTAGCGCTCGCCGATGATGTGGACGGCGGGCAGGCCGAGCAGCAGCGCGACGATCATGTAGAGCGCGATCAGCGCCACGACGAGCAGGTAGAGCCGCTGCACGTTCCAGTCGATAGGCCACTGGAACCACTTGGCGACCATGACGATGAGCGCGCCGATCAGCACCAATATCGCCACCACGATGGCGATATTGATGACGCCGAGCAGAAGACCGCTGAGCGAAATCATGGGAATGTGTCCCCTCTAGAACGCCCGCCTCGCGGGCCGCAGCCTATCAGGCCCGCTTGCGCGGCACTACGCGGTGCCCGCTAACCTCGCTGCGGATGTCATAGAAGGTCGAGGTCCGGCACGCATCGCACCACTGGCTCCATCGCCCCGATGCGCCATCGTTCGGCTTCGGATCGACCCCGTAGAGCGGCGCGAAGCAATTGAAGCACTTCACCAGTTCGTGATGACGGTAGTCTTTGAAATTCCTCAACGCCTGCTCCGTTTGTCGTCGCCATGGGTGACATTGAAGTCGTGGCTGACGAAGCCCCGCGTGGTGTCGCCCCGCGTATGCTCGTGAACCCAAATCTTGCGGCCCCGGCACAGATTGCAGAACATATGCTTCTCGTCCGCGCCCCACTCATGTTCGCACAAGGCGGACAGGGGCCGCCGCCAATCCCGCCGCCAATGCTCGCGCACCGGCCCGCCCCGGCGGTGGGCGATGGCGAGGGCCGAGCGGATCACCTTGGTGTACTTGGCGACCGGGACCGTGAGCGTCACCGTGCGGTGGTCGAGGAAGCGCCGATAGGCTCCCTTGGCCACGAAGCCCTTGGCGGCGCGCACCTCGCGCAATTCGACCGGCAGATCGTTGATCGTCGCCAAGAGCGCCCACATGCGGCGCTGAACCCCGGACCATTCGGCCAGCAGGTTCGCAACCACCTTGGGCCGGTTCGGCGTCTCGACCAGCGGGTGGTAGACGAAGCCGCAGCGGTCGCTATGATAGCCGGTGAGGCCGGTCGAGACTTCGCTGGGCCGGTCGCTGGCCTCAGCGAAGGCCAGCGAGCGCCACGGCAGCACCGTGTCCATGTCGGCGGTCCACGCCAGCCCGACCGGAAAGGTCCAGATGTCGAAGCCGTCGCCGTGGTCGACGTCCGGGTCATGCGAGACGACGGCGGCGGAGAACGCCGTCTCCAACTTGGGATGGCGCATCAGGAGCCAGCCCTCGTATTTCGGCATCTCGCTGGGGATCGCCTTGCGCCCGAGCAATTCGTTGGAGCGCACCTGACAATTGCGCAGATTGTACTCGATCCATGTGATCTCGGACGGCAGGCGCGCGCCCATCCGCAGCGCCTCGACCTTGCGGTTGCGGATCGCGACCATGCGCCGCTGCTCGACCTCGATGGTGCGGCTGGTGCGGCTGTTGACGAACGCCTGCGTGCCGAGTTCCCCGAGGAAGGTGGACATCTCGTCATCGAGCACGAAGCGCTTGGCGCGCCGCAGCGCATCCCGCCATAGACCGTTGTCGGTCCAGCCGGGGATGCGCTCGTTGCGGAAGCTGGCGCGGTAGAGCGTGTCGATCAGGGTGGGTCCGGGCTTCATCGGATCTCATCCCCGGAGGACGGGCTTCATCGGATCTCATCCCCGAGGACGCGCATGACCTCCGCGAACGAGTGGGTCGGCGCGCCGTCGTTGATGCTGCCCTTCTCCATCCATTCGCCGCTCGCCATGCGGCTGGGCGGGAACAGGCAGAAGCCGTCGCCGCTATTGTAGCGGATCAGGGCCACCTGTCCCTCCCGGTCGAGCCACGCGCGCAGGGCGGGGTCGCGATGGGCGTCGGGGAATTTCGGGTCCACCCACACCTGCACGACCGGCACCTCGACGATCTGGCCGTCGCCGTCATCCGCCCTGATAAAGTCGGGCATGACGTCAATGACGTAGTGCGCGCGATCCGGGCGCGTGGTGTCCCCGGCGTCATCGACCAGCCAGCGGCAATTCCAGAGGCGGCATTCGGGCGCGATCTGGAACAGCTTCGCGTAGACCTTGCAGCCCTTGTGGTGCTGCTGATGGCGGCAGCGCTCGTTCGATCCTTTGCCGAGCGAGCGGACGGGGAGGAGCTTGCAGCACAATTGGCAATCGCCGCATTGGCGGTCGGCGCGCGCGCTCATTCTGGTTTGACCTCAATGATGCGGTGGCCGCGCGATCTGCGAACGCAGAACCGCACCCCCTGATTGGCCTGTCGCTTGCGCGGCTCCTTGTCTGGGCCGCGCTTGGAAGCAATCCGAGTGATCTCCGCTTTGGCTGGCCGTTGCAGGATGAACGAGAACGGCTTCTGGTTGGCCCGCGCGACTTCCGGGCCATATTTTTCCGCGTCGGTGTCGAACTGCTCGATATGCAGGGCGGCAATCGCGGGCATCGTGTAAACGCGGCGCTCCCGTAGGTGCAGAAGATTGAATGCGATTGTGTCCTTGGTGACGCGGATGCTGCTCGCGCCAAGCTCCTTGACGGAGAGGGCGGCAAAACACCGTGCAGAGTGGCTTGGGGCGGCGCTGTTGATGATGTTCTGCGTAACATCGACCCGGATAAAATCGGCGGTGATCACTCTGACCGAGGGGTCTTTTTTCAGAACGTAGTGCGTTTCGGTGTTGAGCTTTTCCATTCGCTTGCTCCAATCGGAACCGGGATGGTTCCGACGCCCCAGCCCCGGCGACCTTGGCGGGCGCGCCGGGGCTGCTTGGGGGAGGGGCTGGGCTTATTCGCGCACAGCGCCCACCCGCCGCCCATCCGCGCCATAAAAGGTGGTGGTGCGCCCGGAGGCAGAGGATCGGCCCTCAACCCGCCCATCGGCCCCGTAAAGGGTCGTATTGCCTTGGCTGTCGGCGGCCTCGCGGCCAACGGCGCGGCCATCGGCCCCATAGATCGTCCGCTGGCCCGCCCCGGCCTCATCCGGGGCCGCAAGCATAAGGGCGATGAACAGAAGGCGCGCGATCATGCCCGCCTCCGGTCGGTGAGCCACGCCTGCCCCGCGTCGAGGCCAAGCTCGTATAGCTTGGTCGCGGTCTTGGGCGAGGTCATCGCGTCGAGGACGCCCCACATCTTGTTCCGCAGCACCGCCTTGAGCAGATAGTCGGTGCGGAACGGCACGCCGTAGAACTCGCTGACGTGATCCGGATCGCGGATCGTCGGCTCGACCACGATCCCCTGCTCGTCGACGCACCATGCGTGGTCGAGCGGCAGGCCGCACACCAGTATCTGGCCCTCGACGTAGGTCAGATGGTCGAGATCAAGCGCGAGCGCCCCGGCGTTGGCGTAGCACTGGTTGGGCGGGCCGCGCCGCAGCGAATAGCTGTGCGGGCCGACCTTGTATTCGCGCCCGTGCGCCAGCATGAACTCGACGCGTGGCATTGGGCCGAACGCGGCCTGCATGGCGAGGAAGGAACCCCGGATATGGCTCATGGTTCGACGCCTTTCAGATGGGCGCGGCAGGCTTCGGCCCACGTCGCATAGGCCTCGCCCTTGGGGTCGAGTTGGGCGGGATCGAGAACGCCTGTCCGCACCGCCACCTGCGTGATCTGGTTCTGCTCGCGCTGCCGATGCAGCACCGCCATCAGGCCCGCGCATTGCTGGGGCCGGTCGCCCTGCCGCCTGATGTCGTCGTCCCATGCGTCGTAGTCGACGGTCTTGTGGCATTGGAACGAGACGCTGCGCCGTATCTCGGCCAGCCGCCGCGCGGTGAGGCGAAAGGCGCTGCCCTTGCCTTTGCGGAACGGGCAGGAGGCGCATGGCCGCTTAAGGTCAAACATTCCCGCCCTCCACAGATTTGTGAGGGCCGGGGCGGCGATCCTTCTTGATCGGCAGGGTGTCCGCGATGTCGTGCGCCTGCACGATCAGCTTGAGCGCGAGGAGCAGATTGTCGTCCTGCATCGCGGCGGTGGCCTGATCGAGCAGCGCAATCATCTTGGCGGCGGCGCGAAGCTCCTCCTCTTTGGACAGGCTCATCGCGGCCTCCATGGGTGGGCGTCCGGCCAGCGCCACGTCACTTCGCCATTGATGGAGGTGGTCGGGCGGATGATCTCGCCCGCCTCAATCGCGGCCTCGACATCGTTCGCGCCGAGGAACCATCGGATGTCGGGAATGGTCGAGCGGTGCAGGTTGACGCTCTCGCCCCACGCGTCGACGCCGTAGAGGACCGCCGCGCCCGCGATCAGCGAGCGGCCCATGGCGAAGTAGTGCTGTTGGGCGGGCGGCTCGAACAGCCCGAACTCATAAACCACGTAACCGATGCTGCGGGTGAGCATCCCGTGATCGACCTTGTTGGGGTCGAGGCCCGCCGCAACCTCCGCGTCTTGGAGGGTGGCGTAGTCGCCCGCCGTGGCGGTGCGCAGGACCGGATTGATAAGAACATATCTCATTTGCTTTGCTCCTTCGTCATTTCCGGCCCGCACCGTCACCTTGACGATCCCCATCTCGGCGGGTTCGTCGGCGGCGGCGCAGGCCTCGCAGGGGATCGGCGGCGGGAGGTCGCGCTTGGTCGCGATGGCCTCGCCCCGCGCCCCGCATCGCGGGCATTGGAGGTCGAGGACGTAGTGCTGGCTCATTCGGCTTGCTCCCAAACGGTCGGGCCGCGCACCCCGAAAGGGATGCGCGGCGGGCGATGGCTTTAGTTGAGGGCCTCGCCTTCCGGGGCGGGCGCTGCCACGGTGATCGGAGCGACCGGGGCCGTCGCATATTCGCGCGCCCCGGCTGTCTCGCCGAGCATGGCGAGGATGGCCGCGCCGTCCTCCTGAACCGCGAAGCCGCCGCCATCGGCGAAGGTCAGGCGGGTGCCCGCGCCCTCGCGGCGGGGGTTGAAGCAGCGGATGCGCTCCGACTGGATCGCGACCTTGACGAGGCGCGGGGCATCGCCCTCGTCCTCGCGATAGGCGCGCTGGTCGATCTTGGTGAGGATAAGCATCATGGTCGTCTGGCTCCTTATGAGCATGTGGAAGGGCGCCATGCCCGTTCCTGACGCCCCAGCCCCGGTCTCCTCGCGGAGCCGGGGCGGAAGCCGCCAGTGGGGCGTGGGTTAGGCGCGGCGCTCCATCATGGCGCGGGCGCGGTGCTTGTTGCGCTCGTCGCGGATCGTGCCCTCGCGATCCGCCCGCGCCTCCATCTCCTGCATGGCGCGCTCGTCGGCCTCGTCGAAGCGCCGGTCGGCTGCGGCCTCGATGTCGTTGAGCGGGCCAGCCGAGGCCGCGCGGCGGGTCGGCGCGGGGCGAGCGCCCCATGGCAACCCGAAGTGGTCGGCGCAGATCGGGCCATAGCCGACCGAGGTGGATCGCTCGTCGGTCAGGGCGGTGTTGCAGAAGCAGCAGCGCCCGTGCAGGTGGCCATAGGCGGCGGCAACCCCGGCGGGGTCGGCGGCGAAGGCGCGCAGCTTCTCGCCGAGATCGGCGGGCGCTTGGCGCGCGGGCTGGAACGTGCCGTCGAGCGACACCCGGCCATACCAGTCGCGGGCGTCGTTGCCGAAGCGGTCGGTATGGGTGCGCTCCACGCTGGTGATCGTCAGCGATCCCGGCTCGCGCGCGCTATCCCCGGCCCGCGCCACCCGGAACCCGTCGAGTACAATCGAGGGGTGCTTGAGATGGCGGCGGGCGGTGTTGAAAATGGCGAGGATGCCCGAGAGGTCGCCGACCGCCTGCGTCGGGGCGGCGGGCGCGCGGGGCTGGGTGGCGATGGCGAAAAGATAGTCGCCAGACTTGGTCCCGACCTGCGGGCCAATCGTGACCGGCTTCGATCCGCCGCCGCGCTTGGGAACGTCGATTGTGGTTCCGGGCGCGATATGGGCGTCCGCGCGGATCACCCATTGCGAGTTGTGCTTGGTGAAAGAAAGTTCCATCGGCTTGCTCCTATGCGGGCGGGATATGCCCGTCCCCTCCACATGGCCGAGAGCGGCCAAAGTGGCAAGGGGGCCTTATCATCATTCTCAGTCGCGCGGCGGGGCGAAAATGTCAGGGCGAACGCGCCGTACATCGAGGTCGAGAAGGCGGGCGACCCGGAGGGCGTGCCGCGCGGGCACCTTGCTCCATTGGTAGACCGCCGCCCGATTGATCCCGCATTCTCGCGCGATCTCGGCGGCGAGGCCGCGCTGACCCCGCAATCGGCGGATGGTGGCGTCGGCGTGCCGCGTCATGATGCGGCCCTCCATTCCAAGAGGCCGCGCTCGTTGACCGGCACCTCGCGGCCCGCTGGCCTTCCGGTCGGGCGCTTCACATAGAAGCTCGCGAGATGGCGTCGGCCTTTGCATTCAACGAAGCCTTGCACGCGGTCGTACATCCGGCCTTCGCCTTCGAGGCGGTCGAGCGCCGCGAGAATGTCGGCGTCGTCGCCGATGTCGAATAGCTCGCCAGCTACGCGCGCGATCTCCTGCCACGGCAGCATGAACGGGAAGCCCACGTCGGTCATCCCGAACCTGCGCACCGTCACCGCCCTGCCGATGAACGTCGCGGCCTCAAGGATGCGGTGGTTGCGGCGTCCCCGCTGCAGGGTTCCGTACACGAAAATTTTCATCCGCCTTGCTCCTGATTTGCGGGGTCGATCAGCGGCCCCTTCTGACCCCTCAGCCCCGCGCGATGGCGGGGCGTCGGGGGCGTCAGTACGAACCAATCCCGCGTCGGGCCTTGGCCTTCGCCTTGGCGCGCCGCTTGGCCTTCTTGCTCAGGGGGCGAGCCTTCTTCTCGCGCTCCGCCTTGGCGGCGGCTTCCTGCGCGGCCCGGATCGCGCTGGGCCGCGCGGCCAGCGGCAGTCGGCCAGACCGCATCCGGCGCTGCCGCTCGACATGCGATGGGGCCTTGTTATCGTGGGATCGCTCCACCGCATCGTCGAGCGCGGCCATCGGCAGGGAGAAGTCGCGATAGCCGTCCCGGATCGTGCGCAGGTAGGAGATGGTCGGCGGCATGATGCCGGTCGAGTTCATCACGTAGACCAGCATGTCCTCGTGATGATCCCCGGCGAAGTCATAAGGCTCGATGGGAATATAGACCTTGCGGTACATCCCGCTCCGCACCCCCTCGTACTGGTCGAGGTTGGCCTCGTCGGATGGCGAGAGTTTCCAGACCGCGCCCTGCACGGTGTCTCCCGGCGACGGCGCGATGTCGGCCACCGCGCGGAACACCAGCGTCCAGTCTTCGAGGGTGAGCGATCCGACCGGCACCGCATCGGGGCAGCGGCAGTGCATCTGCACCTTGCTCAAGTTCGATCCGTAGGCGAAATAAAGTGACATGGCTTGCTCCTTCTGACCCCTCGACCCCGAAGGCTTGCGACCTCCGGGGCGTAGGGCGGTCATTCGGCCTCGATGCCGAGAGCGAGCGCGGCCATCGCCAGCCTGATGAAGCGGGGCGTGGTGGCCGCGCCGCGCTCCCAATCGGCCAGATCGGCGGGGGAGCATCCCAAGGCTTCCGCCGCCTCGCGCTGATTGAACCCCATCGTCGCGCGCCATGTTACGAGCGATTGATCCGGGGTCGTCGTCATCGTCTTATCTTCGTGTCGCATTGCATCCATCCTTCTCAATTAGGCGGTCCAAGCTACGGGGCCGCCGAGGTTCGCGGTGCGCCGCTGCACGTAGGCGCGCTCCGCATCGGTCGCACCGATCAAGGTGCAGAACCCATCCACCGAAACGTCGTGGTGGGTGGGGGTGGTCGCCACCGCATTGAGCGAGTAGCGTGTCTCGCGGCCCGTGCGGGTCGTGAGAATGTTGAGGCCCGAGGAGGCCGCAATCTGCGCAATCGAGACCGAGGGCCAATTGGTGGCTGCTACGATCTCGGTACGGGTCGCGCCGTTCTCGCGCATAATCATCTCGATGATGGCGTGGCGCTTCGAGCCATAGCGGGCCGTGTTGCGCGGGGCCGCGCCGGTCGCCGTCTCGAAGATCACGTCGGGCCGCTTGGCGGTCTCGACCATCTTGAGGCAAAGGCGCACCCAGTTCTCCGCCTTGGTCGCATCGACCGTTCCCGAATGCTGCCGGAACTCGACCGTCGAGTGGCGCGAATAGGCGGTGATGTTGACCTTGTGGTAGCGGTCGGCCATCGCGCGGCTGGCGTGGGTGAGTACGCGCGCCAGATCGCCAACCGAGAGGGCGGCGCTGATCGCGGAAGGCGCTGCGCCCGCCAGCGAGCGGCAATAGGTGTTTGACGAGGCGCGGCGAGACACCGGCATCATGCCGTCGATCACCCGCTCATAGGTCTGGTAAAGGCGCACCAGCTTCTTGAAGAAGCCGAGGCCCTCGCCGCGCGCGCCTACATGAACGTGGAAGCCCGCGCTCTGGTTGACCGTGCAACCGAAATCGGTCAGGGCCTCGCAAACAAGGCGCATCTGCGCAATGCCTTCCTCGCCTTCGAGGATCGGGGAGACGATCTCAACCCCGCGCGAATAGTCGCCCAGCGAGCCATCGGTTACGATCTTCCAATGAGGGCGGGCGTTGTGGTTGTATCCTTCCACCGCGCAGGTCGCCGGGGCGATAAGGCGAGCGTTGATGGCGGCGGCGAGCATCGCCTGCGTCGTCCCTTGCGGGATGAAGCATTCGAACTCGGTGCCGAAAGTGAGAGGCATTGGCTTGCTCCGAAAGAATTACGAAGCCCAGATATGGCAAGCCGACCTTGCTTGGCAAGCTCCCCTTATCATTTTTTCGAGGAGGTGAATGATGCCGGAAGATCAATCTCTTAGCGGCGAGGGCGCGGCCCCGGCCCCGGAAATGGCGGCCCCGGCCCCGGACGCGCCGCGCGGATCGTTGATGACGGCGGAGATGGCGGCCCGCCTGTTGATGAAATCGGCGGAGCGCATCCGCCAGCTATCGCGCGAGGGATGGATACCGAAGCACGGCACCGGGGCGAACACCCGCTATGCGCTGGTCGACGTGGTGCAGGGATACATCCGGTTCCGCGACGACGTTGAGAAGCGCCAGACCAAGACGGCGGCGGCCACCCGCATCTCGGATGCCCGCGCGCGGGAGATCGAACTGCGCACGGCCATACGCGAAGGCCGCCTCATCGACCTTGACGAAGCATTGGAGGCGGTCGAGGACTTGGTCGGACTGCTCCGCTCTGAACTGTCGGGCCTGCCCGCGCGGTGTACTCGCGACTTGCAGCTAAGGCGCACAATCGAAACGGCACGCAATGACATCCTCGACCGCATCGCCGATCTTGCCACCCAAAAAGCAGCTGCTATGGGAGCGCGTCGCGATCATGGCGCGGCCATCGAGGCCGATGCCACCGGACGTATGGGCGGCGGCGAACCGCACGCATCCGCAGACATCGGGGGTGCCGGGGCCGCGTGATCCGTACCTGACGCCGTACATCGTCGAGCCGGGGCGGACGATTGCGGCGGGGACGCACAAGCGGGTCGTGCTGGTGTTCGGCGCACAGACCGGCAAGACCGAGCTCATGCTCGACGTGGCGGGCCAGCGGCTCGACCAGCAGCCGGTGCCGATCCTCTACGTCGGCCCCAACAAGCAATTCCTCTCGGAGCAGTTCGAGCCGCGCGTGATGGCGCTGCTCGACGGGGCCGCCACGCTGGTCGACAAGGTGGCGCGCGGCAAGCGGATGACCAAGACGCGCAAGATGGTGTCGGGCGTGCCGTTCCGCCTCGCGCACGCCGGATCGACCACGGCGCTCAAATCCGATCCCGCCGCGCTGGCGCTGGTCGATGAGTACGACGAGATGCGGGCGAACGTGAACGATCAGGGCGGCCCGCTGGGTCTGGTCGAGCGGCGCGGCGACACCTATGCAGACTTTGTCTGCGTGGTGACATCGACGCCCAAGCGCGGCAGAGTGGCGGCGCAGCGCGATGGTTCGTCGGGCCTCATCTTCTGGGACGTTGCCGTGGTCGAGGACATTGAAAGTCCGATCTGGCAACTCTGGCAGCAGGGCACCCGCCATCACTGGTGCTGGCCGTGCCCGCATTGCGGCGAGTATTTCGTGCCGCGCTTCGACCTGATGCGCTTCCCGAACCACGCCTCGCCGATGGAGGCGGGCCGCGAGGCGTTCATGCTCTGCCCGCGCGACGAGTGCGGCGGCCACATCCGCGACGAGCATAAGGCGATGATGAACGAGCGCGGGCGCTTCGTCGCGCCGGGGCAATCCATCGACAGGCGAGGAATAATCCACGGCGCGCCGCGCGAGCGCCTGACGCTCTCCTATTGGGTGTCGGGGCTGGCTTCGCCGTTCGTCACCTTCGCGGAACGCATCGCCACGCTGGTCGAGGCGCAGCAATCCGGCGACGACGCGATGGTGCAGCAGGCGATGAACGCGGGCTTCGGGGAATTGCATTCCCCCGGCGGCGGCGACGTGCCCGAGTGGATGGAGATCAAGGAGAAGTCGCGCATGTCGGCCTATGCGCGCGGCGACGTGCCCGAGGAGGCGCTCTATCTGACGCTCACCTGCGACGTGCAGCGCACGACGATCCCATGGGTGATCCGGGCTTGGGGACCGCGCGCCTCGTCATGGCTGGTGAACTACGGCTATCTGCGCGGCGACACGGCGGAGGAGGAAGTGTGGGCGGCGCTGGGCGATCTGCTCACGACCCCGGTCGGCGGCCTGCCGATCAAGCTCTGCTTCGTCGACAGCGGCTTCCGCCCCGGCAAGACCGACACCCTGCCCCTGAACCGCGTCTACGAGTTCTGTCGCCGGTTCATGCGGCGGGTGCGGCCCACCAAGGGGTCGGCCACGGCGATGCGGACGCCATTGATCTTCTCGAAGATCGAGGTCAGCCGGAAGGACGGCAAGGCGGCCAAGTACGGCCTCGACCTTGTGCGGCTGGACACCGACCACTGGAAGTCATGGGTGCATGAGCGCCTGCGCTGGCCCGAGGGCCACACCGGGGCGTGGAAGGTGTTCCGGGGCGTCGACGACGACTATTGCCATCAGCTTGTGTCCGAGGCGCGGCTCAAGCAGCCATCGGGGCGGGTCGAGTGGGTGCAGCGGAGCCGGGACAACCATTTCTTCGACTGCGAGGCGATGCAGGCGGCGTGCGGCTATCTCCTGAACGTCCAGCGTATCCCATTGCCAAACAAACCCGCAGCCACTAAGGGTGGCGACGGCACGCAGCCGGCAACCCCACCCGAGGTAGTCCAAGCACCGCAAGTCTCCCCGCCGCCGCCGGTCATCCAACAGGTCATGCGGCGCGCGCGACGGATCATCCGGTCGAACTATCTGGGGGCCTGATTGCGCCCCGCGAATGCCAACCAACGAAGACCTGCTGCGGGAGAACGCGGCGCTCAGGGCGCAGATCGCGGCGGCGGGCGGGCCGGTGGTTGCTTCCCCCTTCATCGCCGAGCAACCGGGACCGGCCAGCATCCCGCCGCGCAAGACGTGGCAAGTGGGGCCGAGCGCGCAACTCGTGGCGACCCGGAAATGGCTGGCGACCCGCCGGGGCAAGTCCACGCCAGACGAACTGGCGGGTCAAATCGCCCAGATCACCACCGTCATCAATTCGGGCGTCAACTCAGCGGGTTATGGCGACAAGCGGACCGAGTTCCGCTCGCTGTCCGAATTGCAGCAAATCCTCAACGGGCTGGAAGAAGACCTCGCTGAGGCGCTGGGCGGCGGCGGGCGCATCCGGCAGATCAGGATGACCACCCAAGCCGACAAAGGTCTTTAGATGGGCCTCAAGGACTTTCTGTTCGGCAAGAAGCCCGCCATCCGCAACCAGTTCGACGCGGCGGGCCAGCGGCGGCGGCTCCGGTCGTGGGCGCCGACCCAGTACACCACCAACGTCATCATGGCCTCGACCGGCCCGCTGCTGCGATCACGCGCCCGTGATGCGATGCGGAACAATCCGCACGCCACCGCCGCCATCGAGAGTTGGGTCGCTAACCTGATCGGCACCGGGATCAAGCCGTCGTCGCTGCTCAAGGCCCAGCCGGATGTCCGCGAGGACATCATGGAGACGTGGCTCGACTGGACCGATCTGGCCGACGCGGACGGGATCGCGGATTTTTACGGCCTGCAGACCATCGTCGCCCGCGCGATCTTCGAGGCGGGCGAATGCTTCATCCGCTTCCGCAACCGCCGCCCCGAGGACGGCATGGCGGTGCCGATGCAGGTGCAATTGCTCGAAAGTGAGATGTGCCCATACTGGTACAACCAATATGCGGCGAACGGCAACTACATCATGAACGGGATCGAGCTTGACCTGCGGGGCAAGCGGGCCGCCTACTGGTTCTTCCCCAACCACCCCGGCGACGTGCCGGTCGACGCCAGCGGCAGCTTGACGCCCGTGCGCGTCCCGGCGTCGGAAGTGCTGCACGTCTTCAAGTGCACCCGACCGGGGCAGATGCGCGGCGTGCCGCTCGTCACCCCGGCGCTGGTCCGCATGTTCCTGCTCGACCAGTACGACGACGCGGAGCTTGAACGGAAGCGGATCGCGGCGATGTTCGCGGGCTTCGTCACCACCGCCACCCCCGAGGACGTGATCCCCATCGACGGCCTCGACGCCACCGCGCCGCAGGACAACATCGGCCTGTCGGGCCTTGAGCCGGGGACGATGCAGACGCTGCTGCCCGGCGAGGACATCAAGTTCTCGGAGCCTGCCGATGTCGGCGGTTCCTATGAGGCCTATCAGTACCGCCAGCAGCTGGCGCTCTATGGCGCGCTGGGCATCCCCTACACCCTCGCCACCTCCGACCTCAGGCGGGCGAACTATTCGTCGCTGCGCGGCTCCATCGTCGAGTTCCGGCGCAAGCTGGAGCAGTTCCAGCACAACATCATCGTGTTCCAGATGTGCGCCCCGATCTGGAAGCGCTGGCTGGACACGGCGGTGCTGGCCGAGGCCATCGCCATCGCGCCGAGCGTCTATCTCGCCAATCGGCCCGGCTATCAGCGCGCCAAGTGGATACCGCAGCGCAATGATTGGGTCGACCCGCTCAAGGACCGGCAGGCGGAGAAGCTGGCGGTCGATGCAGGCTTCAAGGCGCGCAGCGACGTGATCGAGGCCGAGGGCAGCGACCCGGAGGAGAACGACCGCCGCATCGCCGCCGACAAGGCGCGCGAGGAGAAGCTCGATCTGGTGTTCCCGGTTGTCTATTCGGCGGCCAGCCAGCCGATGTCGCCAAGCGATCAGGCGGCGGCGGATCAGGCGGCGGCGGATCAGCAGGACGCGATAGATCAGGCCGCGCAGGACGCGGCGGACGACGACGCGGCATAGGGAGGCGACGACATGCGCCAGTGGTTCACGATGAAGGCTGCAGACAAGTCTGCGGAGATCGTCATCTATGACGAGATCGGCAAGTCATGGTGGGGCGAGGATACGGTCAGCGCCAAGTCGTTCTTGGACGAGCTCAACGCGTTGGGCGACGTGGACGCGATCACCCTGCGGATCAACTCTCCCGGCGGCGACGTGTTCGACGGGGTGGCGATCCACAACGCGATCAAGAACCACAAGGCGACGGTGACGGCGCATATCGACGGCCTCGCGGCGTCGGCGGCCTCGTTCATCGCCATGGCGGCGGCCAAGATCGTCATGCCCGCGAACAGCTTCATGCTGGTGCACGGGGCGTCGGGCTTCTCGTTCGGCAACGCCGACGACATGCGGGCGGTGGCCGACGACCTCGACCGGATCGACAAGTCGCTGACCGCGACCTACGCCGCGCGCTCGAAGTCCAGCACCGCCAAGGTCAAGGCGCTGATGAAGGAAGACCGGCTGATGGACGCGGCGGAGGCGAAGGAATGGGGCTTCGCCGACGAGGTGACGAAAGAGGTGAAGATGGCGGCGCGTTATTCGCTGCGCCTGCTGCCTCAAGCAGCTGCGGAGCGGGTCCGCGCACAGACGGGCGACGATCAGGGCGACCCGCCTCCTCCTGACGCGAAGCCCGAGGGGCCGGTGGTGGAGCCGGTTCCACAACCGGCCCCGCCTGCCCCGCCGGTCGCCGACCCCGCGCCGCGCTCGTCATCGGCGGAGGTGATCGACCTGAACGCGGCCCGCCGTCAGGGGATCGAGGAGCATCAGGCCTATGTCGCCAGCGTCACCGACCTGTGCACGCTGGCGCGCGCGCCCGAGCGGGTCGGGGCCTATGTGCGCGCCAACACGTCGGTCGAGCAGGTGCGCAAGGAACTGCTGACGGCGGCGGTCGAGGAGCCGGTGCTGAACTCGCACCACGGCGTGCCCGTGCAGAAGCAGACGGCGGCGTCGTGGGACAAAATCACCGCCAAGCTCAACGCCCGCACCAACAAGTAACCGACCAAACAGGAAAGGGAGTTTCGGACATGGCTGAGCAAGACACCATCGAGGCCCGCAAGGCGGACGCCGAGGCGCGGGCGCAGGCCGAGGAGACCCGCCTGCAGGAAGCGGAGCAGAGGGCGGCGGAGACCCGCAAGGCGACGTATGCAGCCGACGCCAAGCGCCGCGAGGAGGAGTTCGACGCCAGCGAGCAGCGCATCGAGGAGGCGCGCAAGGCGGGCGAGGCGAAGCGCAAGGAGGCCGCGCGGCGCGCCGCGCTCAGCCCCGAGGAGCGGGTCAAGGAGGACGAGGCGCGCGCCTTCATGTCGCCCGAGGAGCGGGCCAAGGACGACGAGAGCAAGGGCATCGTCGCAGGCGTTGACCCGTTCGCGGACGTCAACCCGCTGGCGGGCGCGCCGCAGTTCACGATCTTCAACGAACCGCATCACACGGCGGAGTTCGTGCTGACCGAGGCGAACGGGCAGCGCTCGCGCGCCAACGCCTATCTGGCCGATCCGGTGTCGGTCGTCGTCGGCCAGCCGCTCAAGCAGACGGTCGCCCCGACCGCCACCACCCCCGGCACCTACGTCCCGGCTGCGGTCGGCGCGGATTGCCAAGCGCTGGCGCTCTATGCGGGCGGCAGCAATCCAACCAACGGGCTGCGCATCTCGGTCATCGTGCGGGACGCGGAGGTCAACGGCAACCTGATCGTGTGGGGCGCGATCACCGCGCCCGAGCAGGCCATCGGACTTCAGACGCTCGCCGCCGCAGGCATCATCGTCCGCTATTGAGCGGCCCCTTCAATCCCGCTCGCCGACAGGCAGCTGCTAACAGAGGATCACGGAAATGCTTGACATCTTTCGCGGCGATGCCTTCGGCGTGGTGCCGCTCTCCATCGCCATCAACAATCTGAAGTTCGTCCCCGGCTACATCTCGGGCCGTGGGCTGTTCAACGAAACGGCCATCGCCACCACAGTGGTGGCGATTGAGGAGAAGAACAACATCCTCACGCTGGTCGCGCCGACGCCGCGCGGCGGCCCCGGCCACACCATGCCGAAGCCGCGCCGCTCGATGCGGATGCTGGGCGTGCCGCATTTCGAGATCAACGACGCCATCATGGCCGAGGAAGTGCAGGGCGTCCGTCCATTCGGGCAGGAGACGGGCACCGAGGCGGTGATGACCAAGGTGGCCGAGCGGATGCAGAGCGCGGGTCAGTCGCTCGAATACACGCAGGAGTACTCGCGGGTCGGCGCGGTCAAGGGCATCGTCACCTACGCGGACGGGACCACGCTCAACCTGTTCAACGAGTACGGCATCACCCCGCCAGCCGCGATCAACTTCGTGTTCAGCGCGACGACCAACACGGGCGCGGTTCGGCAGCAATGCGCCGCGCTCATCCGCACCATGGGCGCGAACCTCGACGGGCAGGGCTTCACCGGGGTCGAGGCGATCTGCGGCGATGCGTTCTTCGACGCGCTGATCGGCTCGCTGGAAGTGCGCTCGACCTATCTCAACACGCAGGACGCGGCGGAGCTGCGCAGCGCCTACATCTCAGGCGGGCAGACGTGGGGATCGTTCGCGTTCGGCGGCATCCTGTGGACCAATTATCGCGGCTACGCGCAGGGCGCGCCGATGGTCGAGACCGACCTCGCGTACTTCTATCCGACCGGCGTGCCCAACCTGTTCCCGACCATCTATGCGCCTGCGGACTACATCGAGACGGTCAACACCATGGGGCTGCCGCGCTACGTCAAGCAGTACGACATGCCCAACGACAAGGGCGTGCACATGGACACGCAGATGAACGCGCTCAACTTCTGCTCGCGTCCATTGGCGCTGCTCAAGGGCACGCATTCTTGAGGATGGCGCATGGTGGACTTCGACAGGCTGGTGCTGTCACCGGCCTCCGACATCTTCTCGATCAAGTGCCGGTTCACCCCGCTGGTCAGCAGCCCCGGTGATCCGGCCTTTGATTTGCGCGGCGTCTATTCGTCCGGGCCTGTCGACGTGCAGATGCAGGACGAAACGATCTTTTCGGACCAGCAAACATCGTTGGGGGTCAGGTTCCGCGACTTCCCGGTCAGGCCGCCAGAGCGCGGCGACCTTGTCGAGATCACCGACGCCATGCACCCGCATGTCGGGCGGAAGTTCTGGATCGGGGACGTGGACGAGGACGGGCAGGGCGGCGGGCTGCTGCTGCTGCGCACCTACAACCCAGAACCAGTGGAAGACACTGGCCCATGAGCCACTACGCCAGCATGATCGCGACCAAGGCGCACGACAATCTGGCGGCGGCCTTCGGGACGCGCTTCCGGACCTATCGCAAGACGCCGATGCTGCAGGTCAACCCCGGCGACCTGCCGCTGCTGGGCGTCTACATCCTGCGCGAGCAGCGCACTCCGATGGGGAACGCGAACCATGCGGAGCCGAAATTCAAGCATAGCCTGACGCTTGGCTTCTCGGGCGCGGTGCACGCCGACACCGACGACCAGAACAAGCTCTATCAGCTGGAGGAGACGATGTCGGAAGTGGACGACATCCTCCTGACCGATCCCAAGTTCGTCAATCTGACCGAAGGCATCACGGCGATGGACCGGCAATCGCAATACGCGAAGGTCGGGGAGACCACGCTGTTCGAAATTCGCGTCGAGATGCAGGTGGAATTTTCCGGGTGGTTCCCGCCGGTCGTTCTCGACGACTTCGACACGCTGCGCGTCACGCTGCAATATCCGCCCGATGTGGACCCGGCTACGGTGCTGCAGATCATCCGCATTTACGAGATCAACGCGGCGGCGGGGCGCAAAGGGAACGGGGCGGGCCATGCGCGATGACCGTCGCATAGACAAGCGGCATGTGCGGAGCGAGGCGTCGAAGGCGAAGCAGAGCGCGTCGGTCAAGGGCGTGCCGAAGTCGCCGGAGCATCGCGCCGCGATCAGCGCGGCGGCGAAGGCAAGGTACGCGCGCGAAGGCGAGCGTGAAAAAACAGCAGCTGCTGTAAAGGCGGCCAAGCGCCGCACTCACCCCTGACCCGACAAGGAGAACCGCGCCATGCCCGTCTCGTTCAACTCCATTCCCGCCAACTGGAAGATGCCGCTCTATTGGGTGGAAGTCGATCCGAGCATGGCGGGCTATCCCCGGTCGCGGCTGACCTCGCTCCTGTTCGGTCTGATGACGGCGGATGGGACCGCCGTCGAGAACGTGCCGGTCCCGGTGCCCAGCCAAGCCGACGCGCGCCAATTGTTCGGTTACGGCTCGATGCTCGACGGGATGGTCGAGTTCTTCACCAAGAACAATTTCGCGCAGGAGCTTTGGGTCGTGCCGATCATGGAGGCGACGGCGGGCGTCCCGGCGACGGGGGCGATCACCGTCGCCACGCCTGCGACCTCCGCAGGCACGCTGCCGGTCTATATCGCTGGCCGCAGGGTGCAGGTGCAGATCGTGGCGGGCGAGGACGTGGCCGACACGGCGAAGAAGATCGAGGTCGCCATCAACGCCGACCCGTCGATGCCGGTGACGGCGCTGGTCGGCACGCTGGGCGCTCTCGACCTGACCTGCAAGTTCAAGGGCGTCGAGGGCAACGAGATCGACGTGCGCTTCGCCTATGGCGGGGCGCTGGCGGCGGAGCGCATCCCGGTCGGCTTGGGGATCACCGCGCCGCCCAACAACAGGCTGGCGGGCGGCACGGGCACGGTCGATCTGACCGAGGCGATCAGCAATCTTGGCGACGAGATTTACGAGTATGTCGCCACCGGCTTCACCGACAGCACCAATCTCGCGGCGCTCGAGGCCGAATATGGCTTCTCCGACACGGGGCGCTGGGGCTGGATGCGCCAGCTCTATGGCCATGTGTTCGGGGCCTACAAGGGCACGATGACCGACCTGACCGCGCTTGGCCCGACGCAGAACAGCGGCGTCCTGTCGCTGCTGGGGATCGAGTTGAACTCCCCGACGCCGCCGTGGATGTGGGCGGCGGCCTATGCGGCCAAGGCGGCCCGCGCGCTGCTGAACGATCCGGCCCGCCCGTTGCAGACCCTCGCGCTGGAAGGGTGCCTGCCCGCGCCCAAGCACCAGCGGTTCACCAAGGCGATGTGCAACACCCTGTCCGGGGTCGGCATCGCCACGCAGGGCGTCAACGACGACGGCGTCCCGGCGATCCTGCGGGAGAGCACCACCTACCAGAAGAACCTCTACGGTCAGGGCGACGACGCTTATGAACTGGTGCCGACGCTCGCCACGCTCGCCGCCCTGTTCCGCTCGCAGCGCTACGCGATCACCAGCAAGTATCCGCGCCACAAGCTGGCGGACGACGGGACGCGGTTCGGGGCCGGGCAGGCGATCGTCACGCCGAAGATCATCAAGGCGGAACTGATCGCGCAATATCGCGCCGACGAGTTCTTGGGTCGGGTGGAGAACGCGACGGCGTTCAAGAACAATCTGATCGTCGAGCGCGACCCCAACGATCCCAACCGCGTCAATGTGCTTTATCCCCCGGACCTCATCAACCAATTGAGGATTTTCGCCGTGCTGGCTCAGTTCAGGCTGCAGTATAACCGGGGTGTCGACACTGAAATTTCAGTCACGCCGAACGCCACCACCAATGCGCGCAGGACGGCGAGCATCCCGCAGCCGCCGCCCCTGCGATAGCGTCCAGCCAGCTAAGTTGGTAAGTCACGCGGCGGGCGGACTTACCAACGAGGCGGGTGGATGGGGGGCAAGGTGGCGGCGAAGGCGGCGATCAAGCCGGTCGAGGAAGAACCGGCGACGGACTATGGCCGGGTCGAGCCGCCCAATTGGGACACGGTGGGCATCGTCGGCGGCGGCCCCTCTCTCATCGACTTCGACTTCGAGCGCCTGCGCGGGGCGACCATCCTCGCGGTGAAGGGCAGCCTCTTCTCGATCCCGTGGGCCGACGCGGGCTTCGGCATGGACATGATCCGCTATGGCGAGTGGCGCGACAGGCTCGCGGGGCTGCCGACCCGCGTCTATTGGGCGGCGCACGATGGGCAGCTTGACCCCGCGCCGCCGCGCAACGTGACGTTCCTGCATCGCCGGGAGGGCCGGGCTGTCTCGGATGATCCGGGCGTGGTGTACAGCGGCGGCACGTCCGGCTTCGGCGCATTGCAGATCGCGCTGCTCAAGCGGGCGAAGCGGATCGTGCTGTTCGGCTTCGACTATGGCGGGGCGGGCGAGAGCGATCCCCGGCGGGCGCGCAGCTGGCTGATCTGGGCCGAGCAGTTCCGGGTGTTCGTGCCTTATCTGACGGCGGCAGGGGTCAACATCGTCAACGCCTGTCCGCACTCCGCGATCCCCTGCTTCCAGAAGGCGACGCTGGACGATGGGGTGCGCGCGCTCACTCGTCCTTGAGGTCGCGCAGGGCCTTTTCGAGCGCCGCGATCACGTCCTGCTTGCGGTCGTCCTTGGTCTGGCTGGCGTCGTCGGATGTGAACACGACTTCCTCGTCGTCCTCGTCGGTGACTTCGATCTTGAGTTGCGCCATGGTCCCCTCCTTGGGTTTGAAACGGCCCGCCCCAACGGGAGAGGGACGGGCCGCCTTGCTTCTCGCCGGATCGCTGAACGCATCTTTCGCGATGCTATGGTCAGCCTGCGGGCGGAATGATCGAGGCGGCGTCGGAGGTTGTCAATGGGCGACCTGATCGTGGCGACGGCAGGCGGCGGCGTCGGGCGGCTGCGGCGATGGCGCGATAATGTCTGGCCGCACCTGTCGCTGCCGCACCGGCTTATCTGCCTGACCCAAGAGCCGGGAGATGTCGAGGGCGTGCTCTGCATCGACATCACCGAGCTTCGCCTGCCGGGGCCGTGGGCGGCGATGATGATGTTCGAACCGCAATGGCGGGGCCTGTCGAAAATAATTTTTCTCGACCTTGACATCCGCATCAATGGTGATCTCGCGCCACTTTCGCGTGTCCCCGGCGAGTTCGCCATCTGCGAGGGCGAGGGCCGCAGCTACGACGCGCGGGTGATGGTGATCGGCGGCGGCATGGCGGGGTTCGTCTGGACCGCCTTCGACGCCCGCCGGGACGAGATGATGGCGCGCTATCCGGCCCCGGCGGCGGCCATCGCGGCGATTTATCCGGGCGCGCCGCTGCTCAAGGGGGTGCCGGTCGGATGAAGGAATGCAGCCGTTGCGGCGGCCCCAACGACCGGCAAGGGCAGCGATGGTGCCGCCAATGCCATGCGGTTTACGAGGCCCAGCGCGCCCGCGCCCGCCGCGCTGTTTCTCGTGACGTTGGAACGGCGGGCCGGTCGGCGGCGGCCAAGAGGGGCTGGCGAACCCGCAAGCTGATGGCGGCCTCCCGGCCCGCCTACAACCCGCCCCAGCCGCCCGCCACCAGAACGGATTAGGCGGCCACTGGCGGCCTTCGGGCGCGGCTGGGGCGAATATGGCTCCCCTCCCGGCCCCGGCCATCCCCGCCCGGCGGGCCGCGACGGCGGCCCCGGCCCACCTTGCGCCCTCCCCGGCGGCGTGGAATGCCATCGCGGCACCCCAGACAGGAGGCTTCAATGCCGCAGGGTCCGATTGCAGGAACCGCCTACCTCAAGGTCGATGGCTCGATGTATCCCCTCAAGGGATCACTGACCGTCTCGATCTCCGCCGTCGAGCGCAACGGCATCGCCGGTCAGGACTACGTGCACGGCTATCAGGAGCTGCCGCGCGTCCCCTATATCGAGGGCGATGTTTCGACCCTGCCCGAGATCAGCACCGAGTTCTTGGAGGGCGTCATCGACGCGACCATCACGGCGGAGCTTGTGAACGGGCGGACCTACGTGCTGCGCAACGCGTGGTGCAAGGGGCCAATCGACATCAACACGGCGGATGGTCAGTTCCGGGTCCGGTTCGAGGGGATTGATGGCGACGAAATATAAGAGGGTTCCTTCATGGCGGGTGAAGCAGTGGGTGAGAAGGCGGATGCGGCGGCGTCCCCCTCAACCGAGATCGTGGTCGAACTGAAAAAGCCGGTGATGGCGAACGGCGAAATGACGAAGACGCTGACCTTCCGCGAGCCGACCGGGGCCGACATGCTCCAGCTTGGCGAGAAGTGGCCGGTCAACATCGACTGGCAGACCGGCGAGGTGTCGCCCAACCCTGCGGTGATGGCGAACGTCATCTCGCAGCTTGGCGCGGTGCCGCCGTCGACGGTGAAGGCGCTGGGCGGCAAGGACTTCGCGACTTGCGCGCATAGGCTGATGGGTTTTTTCGTGCCGGACGCGCAGGCGATGCAATTCTGAATTGCTATCGCATGGCGCGGTTCTACTCGCGTCCTCCGGCGGAATTTCTCAACATGCCGACGAGCGAAGTCGAGCGGCACATGGTTTGGACGGACAGGCTGCTGGCCGCTGCGGAGGCCACGCGGCCCCGATAAGGGCGGCAGCGCATGGCAGATGAAGTCCTCCGCCTAAGAGCCACCGTCGTCTCGGACGAGGCGCTGGCGGACATCCGCCGCATCGGGCGCGAGATCGGCCTCGTCCAGCACATGGGCGGCAAGGGCGCGGCGCAGGCGGCGACCGGCTGGGCGGCTCTCGGCAAGTCGATCAAGGGCGTCGGGCAGGAACTTCTCGGGGCGGTCCCGGCGCTGGGCGGCTTCGGCCTTGGCGCGGCGGGCGCGGGCGTGGCCGCCTACAAGCTGGTCAGCACGCTTGGCGACATTTCCAAGAGCATCCTCGACCTCAAGACCTCGTCGAAGGAGCTTGGCGTCAGCACGAGCGCGCTGAAGGCGTTCTCGATAGAGGCGCAGCGCGCGGGGATCGCGCCGGATGCGATGGCGGAGGGCCTCAAGACCTTCAAGCGCAACACCGAGGACTTCGCGCTGCGTATCGGGCAGTTGCGCGGGCAGATGATCGCCATGGGCGCGGGGCCGGTCCTCGACGCGATCAACAACGCCACCACGACAATCGACAAGCTCAAGGCGGCCTACGACTTCAAGGAGGTTCTGGAAAGGGAAGACCCGTCCGGGGTCAAGGCGCGGCGCTTCTTCGAGATGCTGGGGCTGGGCGCGGATGCGACGCGGCTCAAGTGGGTCGATCTCGTCAAGACCATGCAGGAGCAGCAGCCGATCACCGATGAGCAGGTGGCGAAGGCGAAGGCTTATTCAGACGCGCTGATCAAACTCGGCTCCACATGGGACGATTTTAAGACCACGGTGGGCGCCGCGCTCTTTCCCGCCTTGGCGGAAGACCTCAAGAACCTCGACAAACTTCTCGGCCTTCTCAACCAGATCGCCAATTGGAAGCCGCCCGCATGGCTGCCAGCGGGACCTGCTGCGCTTGGGCGGGCGATTGGGCACAAATTCGGTATGCACTATCCAGAGGACGAGCCGGTTGCGCCAGCAGCGCCGCGCGGGCCGACGCCCGAGGAGCTTGAGCGCAAGCGGCGGGCCGACGAAGTCCTCAAGAGCATTTCGCCATCATCGAGAGCGCCCGCGACCGGCGGCTGGCGGCACATGCTGCATCTCAGCGCGGCCAGCGACGACTTCCATCAGTACATCTCGAAGGCGTCCGACATCCGCCAGCTTGGCACGACGGTCGGCGGGCAATTGATGGACAATCCGGCGTCGTCGGCGGCGGGCGCGACCGGCAACGCCATGCTGATCGCGCGCTATTGGCCGATGATCCGCGCGATGATGGCGGGCGGCGGCGGGGCGGCGATGGGCGGGGTCGGCGCGGCGGGCGCGGTGATGTGGCCGAGGCCCGCCGAGACGGGCGAACTGCCGCAGCGCTTCTGGCCCAAGGGCGGTCCCGGCGTGTCGAAGATCGCCTTCGGCGGCGGCGATGGCGAGAGCGGCGCAACCCGGATCATCAGGACCGGCGTCTTTCAGGGCATGGTTGATTTTAAGTCGTACATCTCGGCGGGCGCGACGGTGAGCGGCGGCGATGGCGGCGGGATGATCACCAAGGCGTCGTGGGGCGGCGGCGACGGGGGCGGCGGCGGTGGCTTCGGGTTGGGCGGCAGCAGCGGCGGCGGCGGCGCGAGCGGCACCTATGGCGGCGGCGGCGGGGCCAGCGCGCCCCTGACGGGCGGCGGCAGCGCGACAGGCGGCGGCGCAGGCGGTTCCGGCGCGGGCGCGAAGATGAGCGACTATTCGCCAGCGCAGCGCACCGCTTTGCTGGACGCGATGCAGAAGCACGAAGGCTTTTTTCCGGGGTCGCGCTCGTTCCGCAACAACAACCCCGGCAATATCGAATACGGGGCCTTCGCCAAGGCGCACGGGGCAACCGGGTCGGACGGGCGCTTCGCGGTGTTTCCCAATTACCAGGCGGGCAGGAGCGCGCAGGAGAAGCTGCTGTTCGAGAGCGGCGGCTACAAGAACCTGACGCTGGGGCAGGCCATCAACCGGTGGGCTCCGGGGTCCGAGAACAACGTCCCCGCATATCTGTCGGCGATGAACAAAGCCCTGCCGCCGAACGGGCAGGCCACCGCCACGCCAGCGCCCGGAGCCTACACCGGCGACCGACGCCTGCCGAACGCCAAGGGCGTCTGGGGCGAGAACCGCGCCGACCCGCGCATCGCGGAGATCGTCAGCGCGGCGGCGGAGGGGCTTCCTCCCGGCTATAAAATTCAGATGACGTCGGCGGGCCGCGACCCCAGCCGCAGGGGCTTCCACCCGCGCGGCATGGCCGAGGACTTCCAGATCATCGGGCCGGATGGCAGGGCGGTGAACAATCGCGGCTGGGACGAGACCGGTCTCTACAAGCAACTGGCTCAGAACGCCTACGGCTATCAGGAAAAGATGCACCCGGAGCTCACCGGCAAGTTCCAGTGGGGCGGGCAATTCGGCACGCAGATCGGCGGCGGCGGCGTCCCCGACCTCATGCACTTCGACATCGGCGGGCGGCGCGGCAACTATAGCCAGTTCAGCCGCGAGGCGATTGGCGCGACCCTGCCGCCCACAAGCACGGCGCGGATCGACGGCGCGGTCGGCGCGCAGGCGTCGTCCGGATCGGTCAACGTCACCGTCAATTCCAACGGCACCAAGGCGGAGGCGAGCGCCAAGACGGACGGGCAATTGTTCCAGCCGCCGACCATCCGGCAGCACAAGCAGATGCAGCGCACCGAAGACGTGGGCGTTGACGTATGACGATCAAGACGAAGCTCCCGAACCCATGGCGCGACCGCTATCAACCGGCGGCCTTCCGCAACGCGCAGTTCTTCGTCGAGACGGATGCGCGCGTCGGCGGGCGGCGGGTGGCGGTGCATGAATATCCGAAGCGCAACATGCCCTATGCCGAGGACTTGGGGCGCAAGGCGCTGCGCTTCCTTGTGCAGGGCTATCTGATCGGCCCGCACTATTGGGAGCAGAAGAACCGGCTCATCGGGGAACTGGACAAGGACGGCCCCGGCCTGTTGCGCCTGCCGCTGCCTTATCAAATGGCCGACGTGAAGGTGACGGTCGTCAGCTACACCGTCACCGAGGGCCGCGAGCGCGGCGGCATGTGCACGGTCGAGATGGACTTCGTTGAATATGGCGACCCGCAATTCCGGGCGCAAATCAACACCGCGGGGCAGATCGAGGACAGCGCGTTCAAGCTGGAGGACCAGCTGATCGGCCCGCCGACCCGCATGTCGGACGCCAAGGTCTTAAAGCTCATGCGCTACGCCGAGGTGCACAAGAGCGCCAAGGCGGGCGCGCCGACCGTCACCCAAGCGATCAACAGCCTCCAATTCCGCACCGAGATGAAGATATGACCGGCGACGAGGCCAAAGAAGTTCTCGGCATCATCCAGCGCATCGGGCCGGTGGTGCTGTCGTCGGCTGTCAGCCTGACCGGCGATGTCGGCGCCGCGCTCCGCCGCGCGGTCGGGATGATGGTGGCGGATCGCGATCTGACGGACCCGCAATCGTTCTGCTTCGCCTTCAATGTCTGCGTCGATCTGGCGCGGTTTTGCGGGGCGACGCTCCCCACCATGGACCGCGTGCGCAAGGCGGCGCTGGCCGAGACGCCCACCAGCCCGCCGGGGATCGGCACGGTGATGGACATCGTGCGCCTCACCTTGGCGACGGAGGCGCGGATCGTCGCCTATATGGCGTTCAGGTCGAGGCAGGAGGCGGACGCCATCGCGTTGCAGATCAACGCGGCGTTCGCGGAGACGGCGGAGATCGCCGCCGACGACCTCGACGCGGCGACCTATATGGCGCTCATCCGCCTGCAGGGCGATGTGACGCAACACCTCGCGGATCGCGGTCGCCAGCTTCCGCGCGTCATCTCGTACAACTTTCAGGCGGTCATGCCCGCGCTGCGGATGGCGCAGCGGGCCTATGCCGACCCGTCGCGCTATCAGGAACTGGTGGCCGAAAATTCGGTTTGCCACCCGGCATTCATGCCGCGCGAGGGCGTCATGCTGGCGGTGTGACGATGAACGACATTCCCTTCCGCGTCATCAACAAGCCCGCCCCGGAGCAGGACACGATTGACGCGCCCGTCTATGAGCGGATGCCGGGGCCGAAGGAGATCGCGAGCCTCGAAGTCAAGGGTCAGTTCTTCTCCAACTGGACGACGGTGCGCGTCGAGCAGAAATGGACCGAGGCGTTCCCGACCTTCACCTTCGACTGCACCGAGGAGGTGCCGATCCCGCTCACCGTCAACGGCGCGCAATTCGTCCCCGGCGACGTGGTGCGGGTGCTGCTTGGCGGCGCGCCTGCGGTGTTCGGATACATCTCGGAGCGCCATGTCGGCTTCGATGGGCAGCAGCACGGCGTGCGGCTGATCGGCTGCGGCGACACCGCCGATCTGGTCAACTCGTCGGTGCCGCTCGACAAGCTCAACGGGCATGACGGCAAGTCGGTCGAGCAACTGGCGAAGGACTTGTCGGCGCATCTCAACATCGGCGTCCACACGCGCGGCAACGTGGACGGCACGCCGTTCGAGAACATTCAGGTACAGCCGGGGGAGACCCCGATGCAGGCCATCGAGCGTTACGCCAAGATGCGCTCCATCGTGATCGGGTCGGAGGCCAATGGCGGCCTGCTGCTGATCGGCGAGCATCCGGCGACCACGCTGGGCTGGCTGGTCGAGGGGATCAACATCAAGTCGGCCAACTGCGTAGCGCGCGACCCGATGATCTATCGTCAGATCTTCGCCACCGGCCAGAACATCGGCAGCGACAGCGCTAACGGCGACCCGCAGAACAAGCAGGTGGCGCAGGTCGACGGCACCTCGTCGCGCAACCGGCACTTGGTCGTGGTGGCCGACGTGGCCGACACCATGCACGGCATCCAGCGGCGGGCCGAGATGGAGAAGGTGTTCACCGAGGGCAGCGAGATCGAGGCGCAGATCACGGTGCAGGGCTGGTTCAAGGACGCCAACGCATCCGAGGACATCTGGCGGGCGGGCGAATACTACACCGTCACCGCGCCGTCGCTGATCCTCTACGACGAAGTGATGGGATGCTCCGGCTGCACCTACGAGCAGACGGACGGGGGCACCTCCACCACGCTGACGATGGTCAAGCCGATCCACATGAACGGGCGCTTCAACTATGCAAAGGAGGCGATGATCTTCCACGGGCAGCAGGTGCAGGACGAGAAAGACAAGAAGGCGTCGGACGCCGCATCGCGGGCCGAGGCGGACAGGGTGCAGGACTTGCGGCGGAGGCTATTCCGGCGATGAACCGCAACAGCCTCAACGAAATGTCGGGCCGCATCATGCACATGGCGGCGCGCGTGACGCTCAACGTCGGCGACGATCTCAAGATGATGCAGGAGATGTTCATCGACGGGATGAACTCGGACATGCGGAAGGCGGTCGAGCGCATTCAGTCGTTCGGCTTCTCGTCCGTGCCTTTGCCGCGCGACGAGCCGGACAAGCAGCAGGCGGGCAGCATCGGCGGGGTCGAGCAGCCCAAGGGACCGGCGGCGGAGGGCATCGCGCTCTTTCTCGGCGGCCAGCGCAACCATCCGGTGATCATCGGCATCGACGACCGGCGGCACCGGCCCATGGGAATGAAGCCGGGGGAGAACGCGCAATACGACGACCAAGGGCAGATGACCCTGCTCAGGCGCGCGGGCCTGTTCCTCCTGTCGCTCGATGACGACGGCCAAGGCACCGCTCCGGGCGGCAAGATGCTGCGCGACCGCGACGGCAAGCTGACCGGCAAGAGCGAACCGCAGCAGCGCATGGTGTCGCTGCGCCATGTGGTCAAGACGGCGCAGGAGCGCCCCGGCGTCGGCACCAAGGCGGGGCCGCCGATGACGCGGGAGCAGCGTGCGGCGGCGGATGCGAGAACCGCCGACTACAAGCACGAAGGCGATACGGTCAACACCGAAGTCCGCTGCACCGCCAGCAAGGTGCAGATCATGAGCGGCGACACCCCGGTCGCGACCTATGACAAGGGGGCGAACACATGGACGCTGAACGAGAGCGGCGGCAGCTTCAAGGTGATCATCAAGGGCGACCAGATCGCCTGCCAGTTCAAGGACAATGACCACTCGTTGCGGATCGACCAGACCCACATCCACATGAAGTTCGGCGGCAACGCGATCTGGGTGGACAGCGGCGGCTGCTGGTCGAGCGTGCCCATCCAGCTTGCGGGAGACCCCTGCTCATGAGCGACATTCGCTATCTGCAACAACTCGACTTCCCGGCCTATGCGGTGACGCTGAACTGGCTGATGACCGACCAGAACCTGATCGCGGACGGCTACGACCTGCAGACGGCGGTGATCATCGCGCTGGGCACCGACGCGCTCGCCCCGGCCAGCGAGGACTTGCCCGATCCCGACAGCACCGACCGCAGGGGCTGGTGGGCCGACATGGACGCGGAGGAGATATGGGGCGGCTGGCCGGTCGGGAGCCTGCTGTGGCTCTTGAAGCGGGCCAAGATCGTCGGGGCGACGGCGGAGAAAGGCTCGACGCTATCGCGCGCGGACGGCTGGACGCGGGACGCCATGCGGCCGTTCGTCGACAACAAGATCGCATCGCGGATCGACGTGCTGGCGGAGAAGACCGACATCGACCGGATCGACGTGGGCGTGACGATCTATCGCGGGCCGGAACCGACCATCGAGCTTCGCTACGCCGACCTCTGGGACGATTTGCGGGGAGCCGCCTGATGCCTTGGATCACCCCCTCATTGAAGGATACGCGCAAGCTGGCGCGCGACTACGTGCTGTCGCAGCTTGGCGCGAAGGCGCTGGTCCCGAATAGCGCGCTGCGCATCATGACGGACGGGCAGTCGGGCCTCACCCACCTCACGCTGCTCTATCTCGACTGGCTGGCGAAGCAGCTGCTGCCCGACACCGCCGAGACGGAATGGCTCGACCGGCATGGCGTGATCTGGCTGGTCAATGCGGACGGGTCGAAGGGACGCAAGGCGGCCACCTACGCCAGCGGCGTCGTCCGCTTCACCGGGACGACAGGCTATACGGTCCCTCCCGGATCGGTGGTCAAGGGCGCGAACGGGATCAGCTATCAGACCGGGGTCGAGGCCGTCATCGGGTCGAGCGGAATTGGCGACGCAACGGCGGCGGCGCTGACCGCAGGCACGATAGGCAACCTGCCCGATGGCGATGGGGTGTCGATCACCCCGCCGATCCCCGGCATCACCGGCGGCTCCCTCTATGGCGACATGCGCGGCGGCGTCGAGGAGGAGACCGACGACCAGCTGCGCGAGCGCATCCTCGCCCGCATCCAGAACCCGCCGATGGGCGGCGCGCAGGCCGACTATGTCGCGTGGGCGATGGCGGTCCCCGGCGTGACGCGCGCATGGGCGGCGCAGGAGATCGGCCCCGGCTCGATGACCGTGCGCTTCCTGATGGACGACATGTATCCCGACAATCACGGCCTGCCGCAGCCAGCCGACATCGACGAGGTGCGGGCCTACATCGACAGCAAGCGTCCGGTGACGGTCAAGGACTGCTTCGTGATGGCCCCGATCCTGTTCTTCTATGACATCACCATAAGCGACCTGACCACCGACGACCCGACCGTGCGGGCGCGCATCGAGCAGTCGCTGGCGGACATGGAGATGAGCCGCTCGAAGCCGGGTCAGACTTGGTATCGGTCGTGGGTTGACGAGGCGATCAGCAACGCGGTCGGCGAGGAGACGCACGAACTCGCCTACGAGACGACCGAGATGCCCGCGCCCGGATACATGCCGGTGCTGGGAACGGTGCTGTACGATGCCGGATAGCCACGTCACCCGCGCGGGCGAGGACTACGCCAACGCGCTCGAAGGCCTGCTGCCGCAGGGCGACGCGTGGCCACGCGATTGGGACGAGGCGCTGATGCTGACGGTGCGCGGCCTCACGCGCATCTGGGGCGACGTGGAGACGAGCGCCTCGCTGCTCTTGGAGCAGGAGAGCGACCCGCGCTTCACCCTGCCGGTGCAGGGCGACCAATCGGGGCTGCTGACCGATTGGGAGCGCAATTGGGGACTGCCCGACCCCTGCTACAAGGCCCCGCAATCCATCGGCGAGCGGCAGTTCGCGCTCGTTCAGCGGATGACCATCGAGGGCGCGCAGTCGCGCGAGTTCTTCATCGAGATCGCGGCGGCCATCGGCTATCCGATCACCATCACCGAGTATCGCCCGTTTACCGTCGCCATGGACGGCTGCGGCGACTGTCGCGTCTATGGCGACGGCGGCGACCCGATGCGGAACGCGTGGGGGCAGGTCATCTATGGCCTGAACGGCGCGCCGGTCGCGGACGGCGAATTGTCCGAGTGGCCGAACTACGGTCTGGGGCCGCAATCGAACTATTACTATTGGACGGTGCATGTCGGCGCGGCGCGGCTGACGTGGTTCCGCGCGGCGTCGGGACAGACCGGCGTCGATCCGCATCTTCGCATCGGCCTCGCGGAAGACCTCGAATGCCTGCTCAACCGATGGAAGCCCGCGCATACCGAGATCATCTTCGACTATTCGGGCCTGCAAGAGGGCGGCGAAATGGCGGGCACACCATGAGGGAGAAGCGCGATGCTCTATAACCAGCCCTACGGCGTCACCGATCCGGACGCGCCGTACATCAACGGCAATCCGGCGACCGGGACGATGGGGTCGATCCCGCCTGCGGCGGCCATCGAGCATCCGCAGCGCGAGATCGTGAATTTCCTCAACGACAGCGCCTTCACGCCCGATGCGAACGACCTGCGGCAACTGTCGAAGTCGGTGCAGGGCGGCGTCGTCAACTATTGCGACGATCAGGGCACGCCGAACTTCCTCGCCATCACCCCGACGCCGCCGCTTGCCGGTTATGTCTTGGGCCAGCACTTCCGCATCAAGGTGGCGAACGCCAACACGCAGGCGGTGCAGATCAGCGTCAGCGGGCTGGGCTGGCTGCCGGTGGTGCACGCCGATGGCACGCCGATGGGCGGCGGCGAACTCTATGCAAACCAGATCATCGAGGTCGCCTACAACGGGGCCAATGCGTGGCAGATGCTGACCGGCGGGTTGAGCGGCTCGCTCATCATGATGACGAACCCGCGCTCGCTCTACTGCGACAACGTACAGGGCGACGACAGTCTCTATGACGGCACCTCAGCGACCATCGACGCCGCGCACGGGCATGGGCCGTACAAGTCGCTGCGCAGGGCGCTGTTGCAGACGGCCAAGTACAATCTCAGCGGCTTCACCTTCCACATCTATCTGGCGGACGGCACCTATCCGGAGACATCGCTGCTCGACGCGCCGACGCCGAACGGGTCGGGCACGGTCTTCATCCACGGCAATCACGCCAACCCGAACTTGGTCAAGCTCATCAACTCGGGCACCGGCAGCTGCTTCCGCGTGTTCGGCGGCTCCTACACCGTGGATGGCGTCTCCTTTCAGGCCACGCAGGCCAGCGCGTCGGATCAGGCCATCGGTTTGTGGGTCGCCAATTCGGGCAATGTGTGGTGCGACGCCGTCGCCTTCTACAATGCGCCGGGAGGGCACGTCTTCGCGGGTCCGGGCGGCGGGCACATCGCCATGCAGGGGCCGGACTTCATTTATGGCGGCTCCGCCAACGGCGCGCATCTGGGGGCGTCCCAGAACGGCGTGATCTCGTTCTGGTCCAACCCCTATCCGACGCTCAACGTCATGAACGCCGTGTCGCTCTACGCCTTCGCCAGCGCGGGCGGCGGCGGGCAGATCAATCCGGTCTATACCGTGCAGAACCTCAACGGCGCTGTCACCGGCTACAGGTATGTGGCGTCGGGCAACGGCGTCATCGACGTGGGCGGGCGCGCGGTCAGCTATCTGCCGGGAAGCGTGGCGGGCGTGCTTGCGACAGGAGGGCAATATGTCTGACATTCCCAGAGTGGCGACGGCGATGGCGATCAACCCCTTCGATCACTTTTGGATGATCGGCGAGGGCGCGTCTCAGGTCTATCAGAGCCGGACGAACACGATGGTTCCGGTCAGCGATCCCGCCTATGTCGAGTGGTCGCTCAGCCGGTCGCCCACGCCAATCCCGAGCGAGGCCGATCTGGCCGAAGTGCTGCAGAAATATCCGCTGGTCAGGCCGTGGCTGTTCAACGCCGCGAGTTTCATCCAGCCCGCGCCCGACAGCTACACGCCGTCGCAGCTCAAGGCGTACAACGACGACGCGCGCTGGCGGAAAGAACAGGGCGGCCTCGTCACCAGCGCGGGCTTCCCGATCAAGACCGACGACCGCGCGCAGGCCAAGATCACGGGGGTGTTCAGCGCGGCGCAGGTCGAGCCGACCGTGGTGACGCCTTGGCATTGCGCGGACGGGACCATCATCGACCTCGACGCCACCGGGATGCAGGCGATGAACGACGACCTGCTCACCCACATCAACAACTGTTTCAGCATATCGTCGGACAACCGTGCGGCGATTGATGCGGGCACGATGACGACGCTGGAGGAGATCGACGCGGCCTATGCCGCGCCGATCACGGCGGCGCGCGCCAACTGGCTCAAGCCGACGAGGTAAAGGCGATGGCAATCGTCAACATCACCACGCAGAACGACGCGGACTTCTACCGCACGTTCCTCTGGCAGACGCTCGCTGGCGACCCCATCGACCTGACCGGCGGCGTGATGGAGATGATGCTGCGCCGTCATGCGTCCGATCAGGCGGCGGTGCTGCGGCTGGCCACCGACACCGAGGAGATCAGGTTCGTCGACGCGCCCAACGGCACGTTTACGCTCCGCATCGCGCAGGATGTCTTGGCGCGGCTGGGGCTGGGCGACTTCGACCAGTCGAACATCTTCACGCGCGGCGGCTATAAGGTGCGGGTGTGGGCGGGCCTGCTCACCAACAATGCGGGGCCGACGCGATGACCTTCAACGAAGTTGACATCGACAATTCGGACAACGTGAGCGCCGCGTCGAGCGACGACAGCACCATCGTGATCTTCGACGATGAGGTCGAGATCATCCAGACGATGCAGCAGGGGCCTCCCGGACCTCCCGGACCTCCCGGCCCCGCGTCCATCGTCCCCGGACCTCCCGGCGACACCGGCCCTGCGGGGCCGCGCGGCAATTCGGTGCTGTATGGCGCGAGCGATCCGCTGAACGCGGTCGGCGTCAACGGCGACTTCTATGTCAACACCACCACGCATTTCATGTTCGGCCCGAAGCTGAGCGGCGTCTGGCCAGCCGGGGCGTCGCTGATCGGGCCGCAGGGGGCGCAGGGCGTCCAAGGCGTGCAGGGGCCCATCGGCCTGCAGGGGCCGCCGGGGCCGAGAGGCACGGACGGCGTGGACGGGAACACCGTCCTCTATGGCCCATCGGACCCTACGGCGCAGGGCAAGGACGGCGACTTCTACATCAACACCACGACCCATTTCATCTTCGGCCCGAAGGCGGGCAGCGCATGGCCGGGGGGCGTGTCGCTGGTCGGGCCGCAAGGGGCGCAAGGGCCGCAGGGCGTGCAGGGCGTGCAGGGACCGAAGGGCGACAAGGGCGACACCGGCCCTCAGGGCGCGGCGGGCACCGCGACCCTGCTGGTGTCCGACACGCCGCCTGCGGGCGCGGCGGACGGCGCGCTCTGGTTCGAGAGCGACACCGGCCTTCTCTATGCGCGCTACAACGACGGCACTTCGACGCAATGGGTGATTGCGACCCCGCAGCCCGACCTTTCCGGCTATCTGCCGCTCGATGGGGGGCGTGTGACCGGCCCCGTGACGTTCGCCGGGACCTCCGGCAGCGGGGCGTTCGGCTATACCGTGGCGCTCGACGGGGCGGGCAGCGTCAACCGGGGCCTTGCGGGCATGACGGGCGGCGCGCTGCGCTGGCGGGTGACGCTTGGCAATTCCGCCGCCGAGACGGGGGCGAACGCCGGGTCGGATTTTTATATCCAGCGTTACGACGACAGCGGCGCGCTGATTAACCCGGCGGCGATGCAGATCGCGCGCGGCACCGGGGCCGCGACGTTCGGCGGCGCCATTAACACCATGTCTGGACAGGGCATCACCCTCACCAACGCCAGCTCGTTTTACAGCGACGGCAATTATTTCGGCATCGGCGAGCAGGGCAGCGCCACGGCCTCGTCGTGGAAGTACATGTTCCAGCGGTCCAGTGGAGCGCGCACATGGCAGGACTACACGGACGCCATCCTGATGTCTCTGGTCGGCGGCGGCAACCTCACCATCAAGGGCACGCTGGCGCAGAACTCGGACGCGGCGCTCAAGGCCGACATTCAGGACGCGCCGGACGGGATCGAGGCGGTGCGGCTGATGCGCCCTCGCCGCTATCAGCGGGTCAACCCGGAGCCGCCCGCCGATCACCCCGGATGGGCGGTCGAGCCGCGCGAGGAACTGGGCTTCGTCGCGCAGGAAATGCAGGAGGCGTTGCCCCATGCGGTGCGCGGCGGCGACCAGCCCGCGATTGAGCTCATGCCGCTGATCGCGGCGCTGGCCAACGCGGTCAAGCATCTCGACGGTCAGGTCGCGGAGCTGACGGCGCGGCTGGAGGCGGCCAATGCTTGATTTTCCCAATGCGCCCGCCCTTGGCGACAAGTTCCCGTCCGCGCCGGTCGCGGGCGTGCCGACCTATGTGTGGGATGGCGAGAAATGGACATCCGTCGCGCTGGCGAAGACCGGCTATCTGCCGCTGGGCGGGGGCACGCTCACCGGCCCCTTGATCCTCGCGGGCGACCCGGCGAACGCGCTTGGCGCGGCGACCAAGCAATATGCGGAAGCGCCGTTCGGCGTCACCAGCGGGGCCGATGCGGCGGCGGGCCATATCGGGGAAGTTCTGTCCAACGTGCGCACCGCGCCCTATAGCCTCGCGACTTCGTCAATAGCGCGCATTCTTTCGCTCGTCCTCACCCCCGGCGATTGGGACGTTCAGGCCGAGGTGTGGACGAGCGCGTCGGCGGGAGGCCTTGTCACGTCCTTCTGGCTGTCCATAGGGACCACCGATGGAGCGGGGCTGGCAGCCGTGGACATGAGCGGTTCGCGCTCGCAATTCGCCGCATCGGCGTCCACCTTGTCGGTCGCGCCGGTCGGGCCGTGCCGGGTGTCGGTCGCCGTGGCGACGACCTATTATCTGAATGTTCTGTTCAATTTCGCCAGCGGGACCATCACCGCGACCGGCAAGCTGTGGGCGAGGCGGGCGCGCTGATGGTCTGCCGGTCCTGCGAGGCGCGGCGGCGTGCTATGCGGGAGGCGGCGCGGCGGATTGCCGCGCGCCTGCGAGGCGGGGCCATGGGGTCCAACGCAGATGTCGATCCAAGAAGAAGCCGGGAAGGTCGCGACGGCGACGGTCGGCGCGATGTCGTCGCAGCCGCTCGCCATCGCGCTCTTGGTCGTTAACATCGGGTTCCTCGCCTTCGCAGGCTATGTCTTGGGCGAGGTCGCGGCCAACGCGCAGGAGCGCAACAAGGGGCAGATGGCGCTGATCGAAAAACTGGTGCGTGACGCCCAGAATTGCCCGCCGAGCCGATAGACAATTGTCATTAACATCCTGTAATGTGCGCCGCCCGCATTCGCGGTCCTATTGGGGAACACGCCACAATGAAAAAGCTGCTTCTCGCATCCACCTTCCTTGCCGCGCTGACGCCCGCCGCCGAGGCTCGCCTGCAATTGTCGATTGGCGTCGGGGCCAGCACCTTCACCTGCTTCGACGGGCAATTGTCGTGCGACGTGAGCGGCGGGGCCAACAACCTTCTGACCATCGACCAGACGATCGGCAACGCCTTTGTGCAGATCACCTTGGCGCAGTCCACCTTCGGCGCGGCCAACACCCTCCAACTCTCCTCGTCCTCGATCACCAACGAGGGGGCAACGCCGATCACCGTCAAGCTGCTCGCGTCCGACACCAATTTCGACGCGCCGGTCAGCTTCATCAACAACTCGGCCTCGCTGACCTTCAACGATGCGGTCGGCTCCGGACAGAGCATGTTGCAGTTCTGGGCCGATCCGGCGAACACGCAGGGCGCAAATCCGAGCAACACCCCCGGCTCCTTGCTGGAAACGGTGTTCGGTACGCCGCTCACCGACCCGGACAGCTTCTCGGGCAGCAACAGCGCGGCGTTCGTCAGCGGCTCGCCGTTCTCGATGACCGAGGGCGCGAGCTTGGCGCTGCGCGGCGGCGGCTCGATCACCGGCTTCAATCAGTCGATGACCACCGGGGTGCCGGAACCGAAGACGTGGGCGATGCTTGGCGTCGGCTTCGCGCTGATGGCGTTCATGGGCCTCAGGCGCAGCCGCAAGGACCGCCTCGCGACGATTGCGTAGGGATCGCAGGAGCCAAGGCGTCCCTCTTGGCGAATGCGGAGGGAGGGGGTCGGACGCACGCGCCCCCTCCCCACAATTTGCGGGCAAGAACAAATGAACCTTTTGACCAAACTCATCCTCGCCGCCTTGTGGCTGACGCCAATGGCGGCCAAGGCGCAGACCGCCTGCGCCACCGACCCGGCGACCGGGACGACGATTTGCGATCCGACCTCGTTTCATGTCACCAGCCCAACGGCGACCGGCAGCGATCCGGTGCTGCTCAACGACGCGGACACCTTCACCATCACCGAGGTTGGCAACCACTCGATTGACGATCCGATCCGCGTCTATTTCATTCAGCCCTTGGGCGCGGTCCTGCCGACGATCACGGGCGCGACCGGGATCGGCCCGCTTGGCGCGTTCACCATCGGCCCGACCCTGACGGCGACGGCGCAGAAGTTCGACGCCGCCAACGGCCTGTTCGACGGCGTGAACGTGACCATCGCGTCCGGGCAGGACTTCGGCAAGCAGATCGGGCTTGGCGACGCCAGCGTCAGCTTCGCCAATTTCGCCGCCGAATATGCGGCGCTGGGATTGGCCCTGCCGACCACCTTCCAAGTCGAGGACGCCTTGTTCAACGTGCCGGGAGGCGGGTTCGACAGCGATGCCGACTTCCTCACCGTCAACGGCAGCTTCAGCAAGGGCACGATTATCGCCCCCTTGGCGGTTGACCTGTCGATTGGCCGCAACGGCAAGCTCAACGTGACCGCGTTCGACACGTCGTGGACCAACGCCGCCATCGTCAACACGCTGGCGGGGCCGCCGGTGCCTGAACCGCGCACATGGATGATGATGCTGGTTGGCTTTGGCCTCTTGGGCCTGATGGGTCGGCGATGGAGCGCGCATCCGTCTTCATCGCCAACGGGCTGATCGCGCTCGCGCTCGCGCTCCTCCTGTGGCGGCTGACCCACAATTTCGCGGGTTGGCTGGCGCTGTTCGCGCCGGGGTCCGCGCTGGTGTTGCGGGGCGTCTATCTCATCATGCGCGACGAGCAGTAGGATGGATGACAACGACTTTCCGCCGGTCAGGCGCCCGTGGCGGGAGGCGATCACGATGGCTCTGGCGGCAGCCCTGATAGCGTACCTCGCGTGGCGTCTGGTGCGCTGGCTGTTCTGAGCGCTGGCGGGCAGGGGTCAAAACCCCCATGGCCCCTGCCGCCACTGAGGCGACCCATGCACCTGACCGAACACTTCACCCTTGAGGAACTGACCGCCAGCGAGACGGCGGCGCGGCGCGGCATCGACAACGTGCCGATGATCGGCAGCCCGGAACGGGCGAACCTGCAGCGCATGGCCGAGGTCATGGAGGAGGTCCGCGCCCTGCTGGGCGGCAGGCCGATCTTCGTCACTTCCGGCTATCGCGGCCCCAAGGTCAACGAGGCGGTCGGCGGCTCCAAGAACTCGGCGCACATGCGCGGCCTCGCGGTGGACTTCGCCTGCCCCGACTTTGGCGCGCCGCCCGATGTCTGCAAGGCGCTTGAGCCGCACATGCGGGCGCTGGGCGTCGACCAGCTCATCAACGAATATCCGCCGCGCGGCTGGGTTCATCTTGGCCTGAGCGACCAGCCGCGCCATCAGGCGATGACCATCGACGCCAAGGGCGCGCGGCATGGCTTCGCCTGAACGGTCACTGGCGCGTTGCAGGAACCGTGCTATTAAGCGGGCCTTACCTTGAAAGGGAGGATTGAATGCCAAGAAGCGTGTTCGCGATAATCACATTGCTCGATGACGGCGGTCTCGGCATCTGGGGCGGCGCGCCTCCCTATGTTGACATCGGCGGCCCCGGCCCGCAGCCGCACCCCGGCCACCCCATCGCTCCGGGCGGTCGCCCTCCGGGCATCTGGGGCGGCGCGCCGAGCTATCCCGATCAGGGCCTGCCTCCCGGCGGCGGCCATCCGTCGCAGCCGATCTACCATCCCGGCCATCCCGACCACGGGCTGCCCAGCCAGCCTCCGGGCATCTGGCCCAGCCCCGGCCATCCCGATCAGGGGTTGCCTCCCGGCGGGCAGCCGGTGCCGCCCGAGGTCTGGCCCAAGCCGCCCGCCCCGCCGCTGCCGCCGGAATTGGAGAGCCAAGTCGTCGTCGCGGTGCACAAGCCGGGGCAGGATTGGGTGGTCAAGTCCTATCCGGTCGGGCCGGATCAGGGCCTGCCTCCCGGTCAGCCGCATCCGTCGCATCCCATCGCTCCGGGCGGTTCGGCCCCGACGCCTACGCCCCAGCGCCGCTAATCCCATCGGGCGGGGCGGTCGATTGCCGCCCCGTTCCGCCGCCGTGGGGCCGGTTCCCGGCCTGCGGCGGGTAGGGTACAGCCCTCCGGGGCCGGAAGGGCCGCCAGTGGCCCGCTAATGCGATCCTACGCGGGACCGATCAATCAACATCGAATGGTTGAGGATGATCGGCTTGGCGAAGGCGGGCACCTCGACGCGGTAGACATTGATGTCGTTGTCGCCCTCCAGCTTCACCGCCTGCGAATACCCCAGCGCCATGCCGACGAAGGCGCGCGGCAGCACCACCATGCCCCGGCGCTTGAGGTAGGCGAGCGCCCAGCGCTCGATCAGCCCGCCGATCATCGGTCATCTCGCTTTGGCCAGCCTTCGAGCCGTTCCTTCCACCGGATCGCGGGGTCGTATTTGCAGGGCAGGCAAACGCAGATCAGGGCGAACGCCCCGGCTGCAATTCCCAGCCAATCCCATGTCGTCATCGCTTGCTCCTCTTATCCAGTCTTTCAGCGGGCAGTCGTCCCAAGGCAGGCCGCACGGGCACCGGCTGGGGCGCGAAGTCTCTCATCGGTCAATGCTCCGTCACCTTTGCGCCGACCTTCTCGAAGACCTCCTTGAGCGCATCCAGCACCGTGTCGAGAGACGGCGGCGGCGTGCTGATGTCTTTGATGAATTGCGTTTGCTCCTCCACCGACATCACCGTGAAGGTGTGGCGCACAATCTTTAGCGCGTTCACGATCAGGTCCACCCGCGCGGCCCCGCGCTCCTTGCGGCCCTTCCACTTGCGTCTCGCCGCCTTGAAGTAGACGCAGTGCAGGCAGGTGGACTTTGACAATCGCTTCTTGCTCATCGTTCTTGCTCCATCACTTCACGTATTCCTCGTCGGATATGCGCCATCGAATTGCGGTGCGTTCGCCACGTCCCGTTGCGCAGATTGCTGTTCGACTTGGGGAGGATCGAGATGAACCGACCATCCACGATCACCTTGCGATGCCGCGCGCCCTCCTCGATCCGCCACGGCAGGCCGCAGCCGTCGAGCAGCCGTCGCAGGTCGGGCGGCAGCATCATCGCTTGCACCTCCATCGCCACCTGTCCACCTGCACCTTGTGCATCCCGAACCGCGAGCAGAGGCTACGCTCGACCGGCCATCGCTGCACCGGCCTCATCGCCACCATGGTCGTCGGCGGCGGCGCGGGCGGGTCGATCTTCGGCGGCGGCGGAGCGACCGGCGGCGGGGCGGGCTGGAATGGCTCCAGCGTCGGCAGCACCATCGGCGGCTCGACCTTCGCCTTGAGGGCGTCGACGGCGGCCTGACGCAGACCGTACTCGCGCAGCGCCTGCTCGCTGATGGCCGGTTCCGCCCGCGCCTTCTGCTCCTCGACCGGGAGGTGACGGACGGCGACGATCATCACCGCTGCGATGACCGCGCCGACCAGCACCGCCCGGAGCGTGGTCATTTTTGCGCGCTGTCGCGAACCGCTTCGATCAGCTTGCGGGCGAGCCCCGCCTTTTCGAGCATCGCCGTCGCCGCGCCCTCGATCTGGCGCAACGCCTTGTCGGCCTGATCCGTTGACAATAGCAGCGCCGCGATCCCCGTCGCCGCATCATCGGCAAGGTTGGCGAAGGTCTTGGTGTCCGCCTCCTTCACGCCGGGGCGAGGCGGGATATAGGCGAGCGCGGCCTCGCGGGCGATCTCCCGCTCCAAGCTCTCGGTCGGCGGTCGCGGTTGTTCGTTCATCATCCATGCTCCTTAAACCGTTGATAGTACTCGATGCAGAGGGCGAAGGGGTCGGCGACGCCGCGCTCCTTCCACCATTGCAGTTCGCCCCAATGGGCGTGCTGGCGCATATGGCACCAGTGGTTGAGCGGCAAGGCCCACTTATCGTCTGGCTTCGCGCCCATGCCGGTCAGTGGCTTATCATATTCGGGCGATGAGGCGCGCAGATGCGCGGCGTCCGATGGCGGTCCCCGCAGGCAGCCGCAGGCGCAGCGCTGCGCCCGCAACCACTTGAGATAGGCGGGGTCAGTCGCGCGCGGCCTCCGTTGTCGCACCGCCTTCACTTGCGGCGCGGGCGAGGCTTGGGCGCGGGGCGGGCCGGTTGCTGGCCTTCGCCTTCGGCTTGGCCTTCGTCGCGTACAGCCGCACCGGCAGGTGCGCCCCGTACTGTTTCACCTGCTCCGACAGCCTGTCCGCCTCGCCCCTCGTCGTGAGGGTCATCGCCTCGATCTTCAGGCTGGGCTGCCCGTCCGTCACCGTCAGCGACATCGACACCGCGCTGCTCTCCGTCATCACTCGCCTCCTTGTCGGCAGGGCTTTGCGCCTCGCCTTCGATCACCGAGGCCCCGGCCTGCGCGATATGCGCGGCGTCGAACCCCCGGCCTTCACCCGCGTGCGCCATCTTGGCGTCACGCAATCGGTTCGCCAGCGACGTGATCGGCGTCACATCGACCGGCTCCATCTTCTCGATCTCATCGGGCGTGTAGGCCCCGAGCAGCACATCCGGGGCGAACAGCCGCGCCCATGTCCGCGAGGCCGAATAGAACATCTGCACCTCCGGGGTGTCGTCCCACAGTTGCGATCCCCGCACGAACTTGCGCTGCTCGCCATCAATGGTCTTGGTGACATGGCCGGGGTGCATCTTCGCCAGCGTCTCGCTGGTGTATTCATGCGGCTTGTCCTCGCCCCGGAACGTCCCCGACACCTTGCAGCGGCGCTCGTCGCCCTCCCCGATGATCTCGTAGCGCAGGCGGTTCTTGAGCGGCGCGTTCTTCTCGATCACCGCGTGGATCAACTGGCTCTCGTATCCGAGGCGGTCGGCATTGCGCGGCAGATAGGACTTGGTGATGACCGACATGATCGGCAGGCCCCATTCGAGCGCCTGCATCGCCAAGGCGAAGCACACCCCCGGCTCGTTGCGGCAGTGCGCGGGCACCGCGATCTTGCCCCGCGACAGCGTATCGCTGATCTTCGCCAGATCGGCCACCGTGGATACGAGGACGCCGCCGAGGGTCGTCCCCACTTCGATGGCCGACGCCTTCACCAGATCGGTGCGCTGTTCGACTTCGTTCACATTCACCATCACGCTCGCTCCTTCGCCAGACGCATCGCGAGATCACGCACCAACCGCCGGTCTGGCTGCGCCGGGATGCGCGCAAAGGCCCGCGCCAAATCCTGCCCGTCCTTGGTCGCCATCATGGCGTCGAGCGCGGGGTCCGCATGGAAGCGAACGTCGGTGGCGTTGGGGAAAAAGTAGGACATCGGGCGGCGCAGCGCGGTGACGAGCAGATCGAAGCGCGCGCCGTTCACGCGATTGAACCCGACCTCGTATTTCTGCACCTGCTGCCATGAGCAGCCGAGCAGTTCCGCGAGGTCTTTCATCGACTGCCCGTTGGCGATGCGGGCCTCGCGGATGCGATTGCCGATGAACCGGTCCCCGGCGGTGGTGCGCTTGGTCATAGCGGGCGCTGCCTCAATCCGGGGACGTGCTGCATGGCTGGGTCCGCGTCCTTCACATCGCGCTCCCGCCAACCGAAGGGCATTCGCGTCCCGTCCGCGACGATCCAGATGTGCCATTTGTTCGCCTGATCGACCTTGCGGCTCTCGGCGGGGAACAATTGCAGGCCCTCGCATTCCTCGCCGCACAGTTCGTTCTTGATCTGCTGGAAATGCCGCCAATCCCACACCATCGCGCCGTCGCGGCGGCGGATGCAGAGTTGCACGATGTCCTTCTCAGCCCCGAACCAATCGACGAACGTGCGGCTCATCGACACCTGATAAAGATTGTTGATGAAAAAGAGGCACTTGGCCTCCTCCTGATCGAGCATCGCCTTCGCCTCGTCCTCGCCGATGGCATAGTGCCGCATCGTCTCGGCGACGATCTCCGGGCGGCGGGTGGTCTGCTCGCGCGGCAGCAATTGCAGCGGCGTCCAGTGCCGTGGGTTCGCGCCCCGCTTCGCCCTCATTGCAGCACCCCCTCGACCTTGAGGCGGGCGTCGATCCGCGCCCGCTCATCGTTGCTGATCGGCATCTCGCTGTGGTCGTCCTCTCCCGGCCCCGGCCAATGGCGCGCCTCGATGCAGGACTTGACCCGCCGCAGCATGGCGCGGTTCATCAAGCGGCCCCGCGCCAGATCATCCGCTGCGAGCGGCACCGAGCGGGCGCAATAGGGCGGCGCGGTCTCGATGAACACCAGCACGAATGTCTCGAAGGGCACGTCGGGCCGCAGCGTCTCGGCGGCCTCCCACACCAAGCCGCCCTGCTGCTGGTAGCCGTATGAGCGGATCGTGTACTGCAACGCCGGGGTGGTGACTTCCGAGGCCGTCTTCAAGTCCACGTAGTCGCCTGCGGTCGGCGGGATGACATCGGGCCGCACCTTGATCCACAAGCCCGTCTCCTTGTCCTGCCAGAACCCGGAGCATTCGACCGCGCCGTACAAGATGCCGTTCTGCACCATCGGATCGAGGGTCAGGGACGCGGCCATGCGCTTGATGATGTCGAGCTCCTTCAGGGTGACGATGATGCGGCCCGCCTCCGCCTGCCCCTCGTTCCACTTTTTGCAGTAGCCTGCGCCGTTGTGCCAAGGCTTCTCCTCCGCCGTCACCTTGTCGCGATAGGTCGGCGGCTGGGCGATGAACTTGAGCTTGAAGCCGTCCTCGCCGAGAAACAGGTGATGCGCGGCCCCGCCAAGCACCATCGAGCGGGTTGACGCCTGCTCCTCGCGGCGCGGGTTCTCGGCCCACTTCGAGTACATGTGCGCCGGGGACTTCGACCAGCAGGTGCGCAGGTCGGACGAGGACACCGCAGGCCCCGCGCAGACGCCCGCCGAATGATAGGCTTCAAGCGGGATGCCCGAATACCACCCCGCCTTGCTGATCGGTTGCCCGTTCCACTTGATGATCTTCATCGCCTGCTCATCACCTTGTGCTGTTGACTTTCCTCGATTGCGGCCAGCACCCCGAGGCCGACAGCGAGCGCGTAGGGCGAGGCGCACAGAAGGGCGACGAAGATGATGGCGCGCGGGATGCTCTGTGACGCCCAGCGGATCAGCATGACGAACAGGAACGCCAGCGCGAGCAGAAAGACGGCGAACGCGCTCATCGCTCACCCATCAAGGCGGCGGCGGCGCGGTCCATCGTGCAGCGGTCGCCATCGACCCACCACCCATAGCGGGCGCAGCGCGGATAATAGGCGACGATGATCCGGCCCGAATTGGAAGCGCCGGTCCTGTCGGCGGTGGCGCGGGCGCGGGCGCGATCCCGCAGCATGTTCAATCGCCGCACGACATGCGGTGGTTTTTCGTCAAGCATCGGCCTCACCTGTGAAAATTTTTCCGGGGCGATTGCTTCCCCCGATTGATTGGGGAGAGAAAAGGGTGCGGAGCCTCCCTATCCCCGCACCCCCATCGCCCGACCTTGGAGCAAGCCACTGTTCGCCGGTCGGGCAATTTCGGATCAGGCCGCTTCGGCCAGCGCCTTCCACTCGGCCTTCGGCAGTTCGATGATCTGCGCGCCCTGCCGCTCCATCGCGGTCGCGTCGTCGTAGTCCTCGACATCCTGCGCCGCGCGGGTCATCGCGTTGTACAATCCGAAACGCGACAGGTCGCCGCCCTCGATCAGATGGCGGAGGATCGAAGTCCCGGCGCTCTCGTTCAGGCCGAAGCGCGAGGTGGTCAGTTTCACCACCTGCACGGGGTCGCCCTCGATCTTGTCCTTCTGCGTGCCCTCGATTTTTTCGCACAGGCTATCGAAGCGGGCGCGGTCGAAGGCGGCCCGCACCACGTCGCCAACCTCCGCCCATGTCGCCACATCTTTCTTGCGGCGCGTCTCGTCCGACAGGAGGGCGTAGGTGTCCTCCCCGGCGATCTCATGCTTCGAGCCGACGTGGTACTTGCGGGTCGAGCGCTCGCCGAAGGTGGCGAGGTTGGAGCAGAAGCCGTCATAGACCCCGCCCAAGATCGCCAATGCGCCCTGCCCGACCTCCGAATTGCTGATCGTGATCGCGGGCGCGAGCATCCGCAGGATGTTGTGCCCGCCATCCCCGAACTTGCCGCCGATGGCCGCGAGTTCGCGCGTCACCTTGGGATCGACCGCCTTGATGTAGAGCCGCTGGTCGGTGATCTGGCTCGACATCACGTCGAGGCCCATTTCCATGATCGGCGGCAGCACCGCCTCCGCGAGGTCTTCATTCTCAAGCGGGCGATAGCGATCCGAGAGCAAAGCGCGGGCGGTGTTGTCGAGACAGCGCACCATGCGCGGGACCGGGTTCTTGCGGAACCATGTATTGACGTTCGCCGCCAAGAGGCGCGGATCGTCGGCGAGCATCCGGTTGTAATAGGCGCGGGGAATTTCGGTGTGCGATGCGATCTGATCGTGGGCGATCTTGTTGATCCCCACCACTTTGTCCCCACCTGCGATCACAAGGTCGAGGCTCTCGATCATCTCGATGTCTCTGGTCGAGACGACGAAGT